TCCTGCAGCGCTATCCCGCCGCGGCCTGGCCCGGTAGGACCCGCGTTTTTTACGCGCTCGATCCGCACCATCCCGCATTTTATACTTGCAATCCCCCTCAATCTCTGAACATATGCGCCTAGAGGATTCGCCCGCGCCTCTTTAGACTAGGGCACGTTGAAAGGTTAGGCCGATGCTACAGCTTACAGTCGACAACAGTGCGGAGATATTTGGCGCTAATGTCTCAATCGCTGATCTGGCTCAATTCTCGTTCAATGGCGAGGATAGCGACAAACTCCATATCTATCGGGCCGATCAGATTTTGGCGCGCGACTGGCGCGACGAGCTGGTCGACGTTGATATGGAATATCTCTTGTCGGTTAGGGCGAAGTTTAAAGACGGCTCAGCGCTCAATGTCAGCGCTTGGGCGGATTGCTGCGATGGTGACGGGTGCAGGTATTGCAGGGGGGACTACTAACATGCTCCCCCTACTCTTCGCCTTCGCCGCTGGCCTAACACTGGCCAGCCTCTACCATAGCACGCGCGGTTTGATCGAAGCGCGGCGCCGCCTTCGCCTGCAGCTTCGCCGCGAGCTGGCGCGCGAATTCCGCTGGCGCGTTGTGCAACACAAATGGGAGCTTTGACCATGCGACAAGCGATTCCAGAACAGGCGCCGCTCTTTATCGGTTTTGCCAGTGCGGGCGCCGCGCTTGCCCATAGGGAAGGCGCCGGCGGATGGATCTTCGTTCCAGACAGTGCGGCGGGCGCCATTTGGTTTGATCGTTCCCTAACCGCTAGCGTTGTGATGCGCCACCATGCCGCGAAGGGGAGCGGCCGCCTAATCTAAAGCCGAAACTAGGGCCATGCGCCCTAGTCATGGGGAATTGTCCGTTCCCCGTCTGATGAGGCAGGACAACAGGAAAGGTTGGATTATGTCGCAGTCATTCAAATGCGAACCGTTCCCTAATACCATGGTATTCGCCAGCGCGCGCAAGATAGGGCGCGGCGCCAAGGCTGGATCATATCGGGCGATTGTCCGCACCGTAGAGCGTTCAGCTTGGACGGCGCCTTGCGTTAGCACATTCAAGAGTTTTGCCGCTTTTGTGAATCGCTGCGATGCGCTGGAAATTGCGGCCGATGCGGCGCGCGAAGCTGCAGCAACCGGCTATGTGCCGGGGCACATGGCGAAGCCTTGGGAGCAAGTGCCATGACGCGCGCAATCGACTTTGCCCTATACCAAGTGGCACGCGATAGCCGGGAAGCGGTCCTAAAGGCGGCAAGTGCCAGACTGAAGGCGATTCCCGGTATAGGCAGCGGGCCCATGGGCCTAACGCCGGATCATGTGCGCCGCTCCCCTGAATATCAGGCAGCACGCCGGGCCTATGACGCGGCGCACCATGCCCTTGGCCAGCTCAATGGCAAATGGTGCAAGCACTTCGCCCCTGAATTGCGGCAAGAGCGGGAAGCGAAGCGCGCGGCGAAGCTGGCAGCTCTGGAAGGGGCGCGACCATGATAGCAATCGCAGCGCCCCAAGCCTTCGCCGTCCTAACCGATCATGGCCTATCGCCCGAATCGGCGATGCAAGCGCTTGGCAGGATCAAGCCTTGTGCCAGCTATGGCGGCGCGCCCTACTATTCGCCTGCAAGGGTCTATCGCGCCGCGAAGCGCGGGAAAGGGCGGCCATGAAACAAGGGCAGACATTGACCGCGCGCCGCGCCTTTGCGTTCAAGGCGAAGGGCGCCAAAGGGCGCGCGGTCACCGTCCAGCAAGGCGCGCGTTTCTGGATAACCAATAGCGCGCTGGATCAATCGGCAAGCGGTATTGTGATGATTGACCGCGAAGGGCGCGGCACAATCTCCCATGGCTATGCTTTCACGATTGAGCAAATCGGGGAGCTATTCGCCATGCCCTAACCCTATCCCGCTTCCCCATGGCGCGCGCCGGCCGGATCCGGCGCCGCCTATCCCTTCCCCTGTTTAATGACGGGGCAAGCGATAGGCGCCAGCCTAACCGGCCGCGATTTGCCCGCGCGCGGCCGCCAGCAAGGGCAAGGGAATATGAGCGATGCAATACATTGGATTTGCGGCCATGAATTGCCGGGATGATGCCGGGGAAATCTGGCTTAGCGTTGACGTGATGCCCGGCGGCGATGCCTTTCAATCCGAAGGCTATGGCGGCGCGGCGGCGATGCGCCGCCTTGGCTATGAGATCGTTTCAATCGGCGAATTTGTCGCCCGCAAGCGCGAACTGGCCAGCGCGCAAGCCTAGCCCCTATCCCGGCCGGCGCGCGCCTGGCAACGCGCGCCGCCTCTCTAGCGCCCTATCCCGGTTTATGGGGCGCCAGATAGGCGACAATCGCCGAACGGCTGGATCTGCCCGCGCCAGCTCGCAACGCAAGGGCAACAGGAGTCAATACCATGGTTTTCAGTGTCACAGAATCCGCCCCGCGCGATATGTCGCGCCGCCACAATGCCAAGGCCCGCGCCATGGGGCGCCGCGCCGATCGCCGCGACAAGAGCGCGCGGCTTTTCCTTTGCATCGCCTTCCCGGCTGAATTTGGGGAGGGCTGAGCGATGGAAGCGGCAACACATATTCGCTTGCAATATCTGCCAAGCCCTACCGCGCGTGTCTGGCGCAATTCATCGCTGACAATGTGGGCGGCCGGTCGCGACAATATGGCCGCGATCGCGAAGGCGCTGCAGGTGCAAGAGGGCTGGCATGACTGGCGGATTGTCCCGCATCACCCCTAGCCCTGTTTAGGGCGCCCCTATCCCCATTCAGGCGCGCGACCAGGCCGAGCGCGCGCCGGCAACCAGGCCACGGAGTTGAGATAATGAACGCTTTTACCATGATTGAGCCCGCGAACGATTCCGCGCCCGCGATCGGCACCGCTTGCGACACGCCCGGCGGCGGCCTGGCCTATGTTGTCGCGGTCAAGCCAGCCGAGAACGCGACTTATACGCTTTTCGGCGGCCCTTCGCCGATGGCGCGCGACCGCTTCACCCTGACTATTGCCAGCGAGGCCGGGCACGTTTCGGAAATCTCCGAGAACATCGCCGCGCCAATGATCCAGCGCGCCCGCTTTGTTGCCCCTATCAGTGAAGCGGAAGCCGCCGAACTGTGGGAGCGCGCCAAGGCCAAGCAAGCAGAAACCCGGCGCAACTTCGCCGCAGAGCGCGAGGCGCACGCAAAGGCGGTCGACCAGGCCAAGGACGAATTGCAGCGCATGGCCCCGCCTTGGGCGGAATCGGCAATCATCGCCGAACTGCACCAGGACGATTGCGATTCCATGACCGACTATTTCAACGCGCGCACCTTGCGAACGGTGGTTATCGGTTGGAGCAAACACGGCCGCGACCTGTTCCCCGAAATGCGCAAATTTGCCGCCACGTTCGCCGAAACCGCGGATCTTGCCACCGCGCCAGCATCGGCCGAGCACCGCGAAAAATACAGCATGGGCGCGGGAAACTATCTCAAATCCGGTTCGCGCTATTGCAGCGGTTGGGCGGTCAAAAAATCGCCGCTTAAAGGGCTGAGCTTCGCCGGGCTGGAATTCTCAGAGGACGCCCGCGCCTGGGCCGATATGACCGGCAAACTGGCCCCTACCGTGAATGAGCCGGAAGCCACCCCTACCCCGGCCGCGTGCGGGCGCTTCACCCTGTCGCAGCACACGCACAGCAAGAAGGGCTTTCAGATGTGGATTGCCAGCCTGCCCGGCAGGGTCGATCGCGCCGAATATGATCGCTTGAACACGGCGGCGCGCGAGCTGGGCGGGTGGTATTCGCGGCCCTGGGCTGGCACGCCGGGCGGATTTGCCTTCAAGGTTGAGGCAAAGGCGCTGGCCTTTGTCGCGGCCAATGGCGGGGAGGGCTGAGCCGATGCTGACAGATGAAACGGAGCGCCGCGCGCTTGTCAGCCTGGCAATCGGCCGAATTTTCCGGCTGGGATCACGTCCGGAGCAACCCGGCGATGCCGCCGAATATCAGCGCTGCAGGTCTATCGTTCTCGATAATGCCGGGCCCTGCCCGGTCGATCATTCGCCAAATTACGCCCGCGACTATGGCCGCGGCGCTATCAATGGGGGATCATAACCATGAACGCGCAAACCACGATTGACGCGCCCGGCCAAGCCGTCGCCACTTTCGCCAATATCGACGAACTTTGCGAGGGCCGAAATCGCGCCCTGGCGCATTGGCTGGCCGCTTATGATGGATTCCACACCGAAACCCGCGCGGCCGGGCTGGCCTGCATCGGCCGCGCCTTCCTCTCGATTCCGCCCGGCAATAACCGCTATGACGAATCGACCCTTGCCGCCGACTTCCTGCGCGCCCCGGATCAATTCGAGACTGAGCGCCTTGACGGCTGGAAAGAGGTTAAGACCCCGGCGCGCGAGGTCTTCGAGCGCAGTTTGACCCGCGAGCTTGACCGCTCCGCCTGGCAAGCATTGCTCGACCTGACCGGCGGCGGCGAATTGATGGACCGGCAAGCCAAAGAGGAATGGCGCGCCAGTCTCAAAGACCCTGCCCCGTTCACGCCTGAGAACTGCAAGGCGACGTTCGCGCACCTTTGGGGCAATCGCCGCGAATTGTTCCTGCGCGGGATCGCTAACACGTTTTCGCGGCTCGATCGCCGCTTTAGGTCGCATGACGGGTTCAAGATTGGCGCCCGGCTGATTATCGACGGCGGGCTAGATACCGATTACAGCGCGCCGCACTGGAAAGCCTACGAGCGGCGCGACACGTTCGAGGACGTGGAAAGGCTGCTCTATGAGCTCGACGGCAAGCCCTACCCCAGCCGCGTTGACAAGGCGCGCCGCGAGGATGGCGAGGAATGGCCCGCGCTCGCTTCCGAGGCCGTAACCAAGCTGAGCCGCGCCAATCTCCCCGAGGTTGTCACCGGGCCTTATTTCCGGGTCCGGGTGTTCAAGAATGGTAATCTGCACATTTGGTTCGAGCGCGAGGATCTGTTGCGCGAGGTTAATAGGCTGCTCGCCGAATACTACGGCGAGGCGATCGGCGACGGACACAACGAAACCGAGGCGCACAGCGCGCCCGAATACCATTTGACCCCGGCTAAGAATTTCGGCGCCTTCAACACCTCGCCCGAACTGGCCAAGCGGGTTGCCGGTTTCGCCGATATTCACAAGGGGCAAAGCGTGCTCGAGCCGAGCGCGGGGACGGGCGAACTAGCCAAGGCCGCGCGCGCACTTGGCGGCGATGTCCGCTGCATGGAAATTCAGCCCGGCTTGGCGCACGAGCTGGCCCAGGTTCACGGCTTCCGCACCTGGAACGGCGATTTTCTCAAAGCCACCCCGGCGGACCTTGGCACCTTTGACCTTGTGTTGATGAATCCGCCGTTTGATCGCGGGCGCGACTGCGACCACGTTCGGCACGCCTGGCAATTCGTCAAGCCGGGCGGCAAGCTGATTGCGATCATGTCAGCTCGCGCCGAATATGGCGAGGATTCGCGGCACAAGGCCCTGCACCGGCTGATCGAGGGCGCGCAATCCTGCTACGGGCGCGAGTCGTGGCACGATCTGCCGCCGGGCTCGTTCGCCCATGCCGGCACCCAGGTTAACACGGTAGCGCTGACCTTGCGCAAGCCTGCGACCTAGACCCAGGCGAAACGCGCCCCCAATCCCCGCTTAGGAAACGGGCGGGGCGCGTCCGGCGGACTTGCTCAAGCCGCCGCTGATGAGCCGAGCAACAGGAAAGGAATTGAGATGGCGAATTGGTATAGCTGCCCATCGGCAGGCCACGAAATCCACGGTCAATCGCTTGTCATTGATGAAGCGACGGGCGCAAATATCGCGGTGGTCTATGGTGACAGCCCCGGCGATGCCGAGTTGATCGCCGCCGCCCCGGCGATGCTTGAGGCGTTGCGCGAAGCGGTGGCGCGCGTCGCGTTGGCCAATGAGGAAGGCGAGCCGATTCTTTCGGCATGGCTGCCCGATGCCCGCGCGATCCTCGCCCGGATCGACGGCACCCCTACCGCGCAACCGGCGGGGGAGGGCTAGACCTATGGGCCGCTTTTTCATCGACAAGCAGCCGGCGGGCTGGCGCTGGTATTCCTACGCCGGCTTAACGGGCGCAATTGCGGAAATGCGCGAGGGGTTCAAAACGCGAGGCGCAGCGCTTGCCGACGCGCGGGCCTTTTTCGCCGATTTGGGGGAGGGCTGACCGTGGCCAAACCTATCACATGGGAGCGAGGCGAGCCCGGCTATTGGGAGGCGTTCACTGTGCCCCGCGACACTCCCCGGCAGCGCCTGGCAAGCCGCCCCGCAGCGTGGATTACCGGGAGCGCCCGCCTTGGTTATCACGGCGGCTTGAGCCCGAACCTTGACGCGACATTTCACGCGCGAACGATTCCGGCGCTCAAGCAACAGATAGAGCAGTTTCTTTCGCTCAGACTGGTTTGACCCCTACCTGACACACCCGGCGCGGCGGCCCCCAAGCCGCCCGCGTTCCCCGCGCCGGCTACCCCGGTTCGGCGAAGGCGCAAGCCTGCCCCCTGCGACCTGCCCAAGCGCAGCGGGGATCAACCTGGGCATATGGAGTTGTTACACATGGAACATTCAACGATTGACCTTGCGGCCGCAACCGAAACCCGCGCCGCCTTCACTATCGAGCCCAAGGCCTTCGACCAGGCCGCGGCCTTCCTCGCCCGGCGCGTGATCGAGAAGCGCAATTCGATTCCGATCCTCGCCCATATCCGGATTGTTGCGGACCTGGCTGGCACCGTCACCTTGACCGCAACCGATCTGGACAATTGCGCCAGCATCACGCTTGCCGCCACGGTCGAAAGCCCCGGCGCGGTCTGTGTCGAGGGCGGCCCGCTCGCCGATGCCGTCGCCAAACTGGTTAAGGGCAAGGCCTGGGAAATCCGCTTTACCGCCTGCGAGAACAACCGCGCCAAGCTCAGCGCGGGCGGCAATCGCGGCACGTTCACGCTCAAAACCCTGCCGGTCGATAATTTCCCGGTCGTGGCAGGCCCTACCGATGGTGAAACCCTATCCCGGTTTACCGTGCCGGCGGCGCGCTTCCTGGCTGACCTGGCCGCCCTGGCGCCGTGTATGGGCAGCGATGAACGCTATTACCTGAACGGCATTGCCCTGCAGCGGCGCGAGCTGGGCGGGCGCGAACGGCTGGCGCTGATCGCCACCGATGGGCACAATATGGGCGCTGCCAGCCGCCCTATCCCGGCCGGCGCGGAATCGCTCGAGGATTGCATTATCGGCCGCAAGACCGTTGCCTTACTCGGCCATGCCGGCAAGCTCGCCGGGGACTGCGAGGCCATGGCGATCGAGTGCGGCGGCGGGCAGGCAATCGGCGGGGAGAACGCGCCCGGCCTGCGGATCAATGACCGCGCCCGCTTCGACCTGGGTGACATCACCATTACCGCCAAGCTGATCGACGGCACCTTTCCGCAATGGGAGCGCGCTTTCGAGGCGGGGCTGGCCCCTACCGATGGAGACGCCTGCCTGTTTCCTGAATTGCTCCCCGGCGCCCCGGTCGCCGCGCTCGAAAAGCTGGGCAAGGCGGGCAAGGTCGCAATCGACTGGCAACCGGCGCGCGAGGGCATGATTGGCAGCGTTGCCGGGGATCCGGATCTGGTATTCGGGGCAATGGCGGTGCGCGACGGCGGCGCGGGCAAGCGCGATATGACCTACCAATGGAGCGGCACGGGCGAAGCGCTGGACTACCTTACCGCCATGGCAGAGGCGCAAGGCCTGCCTTCGCCCGATGAAATCAAGGCGCGGTGCAAGGCTTTCACCCCGGCCGGGCGCGATCCGGAAGCCTATTGGGGCTATGCCCATTGCCACGGCGCGCAACTGATCCAGTGCGGCGCGCAAGTCATGGGCTTGACCGTTTCGGGGCAATACAAGGCGACCGGCTGGCGCGAGACGGTCCAGGACTGGGAAGCGCTGTGCGACCGCGTAGTCGACCACCCGGCAGAGGAAGGCGCAATCGAAGGCTCCTATTCGATTGTGATGCCGCGCGAGCGTGCGCAGCTCGAACCCGAAAGCCGGATCATCGGCCCGGATGGGGTCACCTATCCGGTTGCCATGGGCGAGCGTGGCATTGCGTTCTCGAAAGAGCAGGTCCGCGCGCTGATCGGCGAATCGTGCTTTGAAACGATGGAAATCGTGCTGCCCAACGGCAAGCCCGCCTTTATCCTGCAATGGCTTTGGGAGCAGGGCGATAGCCGCTTTCTCACCGTGCGGCCCAACGGGCGAACCTATGAAGGGGCGCCCTATGTGACGCGGGCGGAAATCGAGGCCGGGCCGGTCGAAGCGGAGCCGGAAGCGGCCGAGGTGGAAGCGGTGGCGGTGGAATATGCTGCGCCTGCCAGCCAGAGCGGCGCTGAGAGCGATTGCGAGCCTGATCCGGCGCAGGAGTGCGAAACCGTGGCGGAAGCGCTCAGCGAGGCTCCTGCGGCAAATTCGGAGCCTGTGGATATTATCGCGCCGGTTGAACTTTCCGATGATAGCGTAAAGTTGCCCGCGCCGGACCCCATGGCCGAACTCGCCGCCCGCGTGGCGGCGCTCGAGGCCCGGCTTGCCGCCCCCCTACCGGCGACAACCAGCGAGGGGGCTATCCCGGCTGCGCAGGAGCGGCCCAAGCGCACCCCGGCGCATGAGCGCGCGGTGCGGCGGGCCTGGGCGGAGCGCAAGGCTGCCAGGCTGCAACGCTCGATTGCCGAGGATCACATGCGGATGCGCGAACGCCTGCAGCACGAATTGCTCAAGGAAGGCCGGGCACATGAACGCACTATCGCCAAGCGCCGCCGCTCTACCGCGCTCGCCCGCCGTCGCGGCAAGGACATGGCAACCATGGCGGCGATGCTCCGCGATGCCCACGCCCGGCTCGCCAGCACCGGCGACAGCGAGGCCATGCAGGCCCGGTCGATCGCCGAAAGCCAGGCCGCGGCGCAATACCTCAATGCCCGCGCCGCGAGCGAATCGCTGCTGATCATGCAGGCGAGGGCGGAACGCGAGCGGCTGCGCGCCGACAAGGCCGAAACCGCGCTTGCTGCGGTCCAGGCCCGCGCCGATGGCTGGCCGCCGGCGGTGCGCAATGTCAGCGTGCGGTTCGCGGCCTAGCCCTATCGGTGGAAACAGGGGGTGGGTTGCGCTCACCCCCTACCGTGGGTTACCATGCCCGCACCGGATCAGCTCGCGCCGGGACCATGCAGAGCAACAGGAAAGGTTGAGACGATGCGTTGCGATCAATGTCAGCATTGGAATCTGTCCGACGAGGACCGCTGTTGGGATGCGAAAGCCGCCGGGCTGGGCATCTGCGAAGCTATCAAGGAAGGATGGACGGTAGCCGACAAGGCGAGTTCCGGGCTCCCCCGGGACAATTCCATGCCTCTCGAATGGGAGGCGGAGAAGCCGGACCCAGCCGACCGCTACATGGCTGCGCGCGCATCCGCATTGAAAGAAGCCAAGGCGGTAGCATGGGACGGTAGCGAGTATCGCGCTTGGGTTTACACAACGGTCGACTTCGGCTGCGTGCTGTTCGAGGCCAAGTCATGACCGGCCTGGTCCAGCTCCTCACCGATTGGAAGGGCCCCCTCCCGCCCGGCGGCGCCATCTGCGAGCCCAAGATTGACGGCTTCCGCGCCGCCCGCTTCCCCGGGATCGACGGCAAGAACCGGCTCTGGACCCGCAACGGGTTCGAGATCCACGGCGCCGCGCATATCCTGCACCAGCTCGCCCGGATGGAACGCGAAGCGGGCGAACCGCTGTTCCTTGACGGCGAATTTCAGGTCGGGGGAACGCTCGCCGCAACCAAGCACTGGTGCGAGAGCGGCTGGAAGCTCGGCGGGGAGGCGGGGACTCTGCATCTGTTCGATGCTATGCCGCTCAGCCAGTGGCGCGCCGGGGGCACCCCTATCCCGCTCTACCAGCGCAAGGCCTGGCTCAAGGAACTGGTCGCGGCCTGCGCCGGCGAGGAGTGGGAATGGCGCGAGGGCAGCTGCGGGCGCGACGAGGGGGCTACCCCGGTTGTCCTGATCGAGGACGAGTGGGTGGGCAGCGCCCAGGACGTGCTCGCCGCGGCCTGCCGGATCTGGGCGGCCGGGGGTGAGGGCGTGGTGATCAAGGATGCCGACGCGCCTTATGAGCGCAAGCGCTCGCAGACGTGGCAAAAAATCAAGCGTGAGAATCAGCACAAGTGGAGGATGGCGGCATGAAGGATCGAAATCTCATGGAGTTTCGAGAGGGCGGCACCAATCTTGCGATCAACCGGCTCTCGCTCGCAATCGAGCGGCGGGCGTTTATGATCGGTGACGAGCTTTCAAAGGTCGCGCTCTTCGTTCGTATCGCCTGCACCCAGCCTTACCTCGCAAGGGGCGGTGACCACGGAAGCTGGGAATATCGCTGGGACATGATCTTACTCAAGCACGATCAGGCGCCGCCGCCGAGCGAGCACGTCTGGGAGATATTCTCCAAGTCGGAGCATGGCGCATGAACCTCGACCTGTTCGACCCCAAGACCGCCAAGCGCTTCCGCGACCTTGCCGCCGAGGTCCAGCTTGCCCGCGAAACCGGCGCCAACCACGGCGTCGTGCTCGCCGATGCGGTTCAGGCGATGAAGCGGCTCAACAAGCGCGCCAGGGTGGTGCCGAACCATGAGCGGGTCGAGATTGTCCAGCACCGCGGGCCGACGATCGAGTTCAGCGGGCGGCTGCTCGCCAGCGACGAATTCGTCACGCGCGGCGATGATCCGATGCGGATCGAGATGGAGATATGGGAAAGCGCGGCCGGCGCCTTGGTCGCAGTCAGGAGCAGCGAGCCCGCTGAGCGCGAGGGGATCGAGATCGTCTGGGCGACGGTGATCGAGCCAGGGCCGGACCCCTTGGCCATGCACTGCGCGGTGATGGATGCCTTCGACTGGCAGGATCGCGCCCGCTCGATGGCGCGCAAGCTGGGCTGGTCGCTCAGGGTGGAGGTGGAGTGACCCCTACCGATGGAGCCGGACCCTACCGGCGAAGACTGGCGCGAACTGACGCTAACCCTACCCCGGTTTAGCATGACGCAGAGGTCATATAACGCCGGCTTTATGTCCCTATCCCGGCTGTCCGGGTACGCGGGGCGGCGCAGGTTCTCGCGAACCCCCCATGCGCCGCCCCCGCTCCGCTCCGGGGTAGAGTTTCCGCGAGCGAAGTTCAGATCAGCGAATGGATCACGAAGTCCTGGGCATAGAGCGCCGGCTTGCGCAGCCCGCGCGCGAACGGCGGCTTGTCGAACACGCCCAGATAGGTCTTGGCCTGGCGATAGGTGGTGCTGTCGGGATCGAAGCAAAGGTAGATGATCCCGCGCCGCCCCAGCACTTCGCTCAACTTGCGGAAATCAGCCTCGAACACCGCCTCGGTCTGCCACCCCAGCGTGAAGTCGATCCGCCGCATGATCCGCCCCGGGGTCTCGTCAAGCACTCCCCAGCGGCTGAATGACAGGTCGCCGAGATCGGTCGCGCCCATCTCGTATTCGGGGTTGTAGAAGTTGCTCGGCACGATGGTTTTGCCCAGCACCAGCGAAGCCGCCTGAAAGTCGCCGGTGTGCCCGGTGATGTCGACCCGCCACCAGGTCGCGTTGTGCGTCGCGCCGATTTCGAGGTGCGAATGGTAGAGCCCGTCGTCGCGGGTGATCGAAGGGGAGATGAACGCCAGCGCGGTGCTGTCATAGGGCGCGGTGCCGTCGACCTCGGCCTGGCTCGTACCCAGCCGCAGCCGGATTTGCGTTCCGGACAGGGCATTGGCCGAAACCATCGCCATGAAGTCGATCGCGCGCGATGCGGCGAACTGCCCGCGCACCCAGACGTTGGTGTTACCGGTGCTTTTCCAGGTCAGCGCGATGGCTTTCTGGCGATTGAGGTGGCTCGCCGGGAACCCGGCGGTCTCGTTGCCGGTGGCGATCGTGCCGAGATCGAGCGGAACCACGAACAGCGGCTTGCGGATGGCCATAGTGTTGTCAGCCCCAGACGTTGAACGCCGCGCTGCCGCGGCCCAGATCGACCGCGATCTCACCCACCAGCATGGCCCGGTCGATGTCGCGTTCGGTATCGGTATAGCGCACCACCGGCAGCGTGCCCGAATAGGTCAGCGCCAGCGCCTCGTCGGTGCCGGTCGCCTGCACCGTGAACCGCCGCCGCGCCGCGCTGAGCAGTGTCAGCCGTTCGTCGGCCATCGCTTGCGCGTCGGCGACCGCATCGAAGAACGATTCAGCCGGATCCTCGCTCTTGCGGGCGAGCGCGCCGTACTGGCTCTCGACCGTGGCGTTCTCGGCCACGGCGCGGCGATAGGGCTCAAGGATGAACCCGATCCGGGCCGGGGTTGCTGGCATCAGTCTTGCTCCCGATCATCCTGAGCGTTGTCGAGGGGTGGGTCTTCGCGGAACGCCAGCAACACCATGATCAGCAGCGCGGCAATCACCGCGACGATGCCCAGCGCGATGGCCCATGGCGGAAGTAGGGTGGTCACCGCCCGGCCCGCTCGCGCCAGGCCTTGAGACCATCGACCTTGGCGCGGCAGTCGCCCCAGGCGCCGCGCATGGCGAGGGTGTAGCCCAGCATCATCGTGTCGCGCTGGCGCTGGACCGCCATGACCGTGTCCAGCGCCGCGGCCCAGTCCTGCGCGGGCAGCTCGGGCGCCTGGGGTTCGTCGGCGCAGGTGGCGAGTTCGGGCGGCGGCAGGCTGAGCCGCACCGGGCGCGGGCCGCAGCCGCTGGCCAGCAGCAGCGCGGGGGCGAGCAGCAGGATCGGGGTCAGGCGCATGGTCAGTCCTTCCTCAGTTGGTCGAGCCCGGCCTTGAGCGGGTCGGCGGCGTTCTTCGCGGCATCGCGCGCGGCCTTGTTGCCCGCTTCGACTTCGGCGCTGGTCGCTTCGCTGGCCTCGATCGCATCGATCGCGGCAGCGCTGCTCACCGCCTCGACCTCGCGCTTCACTTCGGCCTCATGCTCGCGGATCAGCGAGCGGTCGTAGCAGCCCTTGAGCACCGCCAGCAGCGCGAGCACCGCCAGCGCGGCGGTCAGCCAGGCCAAAGGCTTCCGCACCCATTCGGGCAGGCCCCAGCGGGCGAACAAGGCGATAAGCGGGGTCAGCATGACGTGGTCTCCTTCGGCTTGATCCTCGGCATGATGCTGAGGTCGATTTCCGGGCAGGCGCCCGGCAGAATGATGGTTAGCGCGCGGCGACCGTGCGGCTTCTTCGTCCAATCGTCACCACGCAGGTTGATCGCACGGCCGAGGAAAGCTGCCAGCGCACCGCACAGGCGCTGCACCAGCAGGTCGGCGGTATCCGCGTTCTCCGTCCACGGCACTGCGATCAGATCGATGTCGCGCGCCAGCGAGCCATGCACGGCGAGCGCGTAGCCGCATCCGCGCGCTGCCAGTTGCAGGCCCGGCAGCATCTCAGCAAGCAGGGTTTCGGTGAACGCGCGGGTCGCGCGCTTGAGCGCCGGGCAATCCTTGGCGGCTTCGAAGTGCTCACTCATTCCCGGGGAGCCTCAGTCTCACCGACCGTGATATTGTGATGCGGCGCCTGCGGCTGCGCCTGCCTTGGCGTCCGCAGCAAGCCGATCAGCCCGCCGGTCACCGTGCCAAGCCCGAACACCTCGAGCTTGCCGATCAGGTCGGGCCAAATCCCCGCCGCCGCGATCGTTCCGAAGTAGACCATGACCAGCGCCGCCAGCGTCCACAGATAGGCGCGGTATTCGTGTCTGAGATGTTCGGTCATGGTCCCCCCGGTTGCTTGCGGTTCAGCCCTGGGCCACTTCGGCCTTGGCCACCCCGGCGCGCAGCGTGCCGATGCCAAGGAAGGCGAGCACCGCGTAAACCTGCGGCGGGATCGCCACCCCGAACGCTTCGGCCAGCGCGACGGCCGCGCCGACGAAGGCGATGATGTAGGTCTTCTTGCCTTGCAGGGATGCTAACATGGTCTTCACTCCTTCGCTGTTGAACTAGGCTTCGTTGGTCGAAAGCCGCCCGCCCATCGCCACCTGGTACGGCTTGGCGGAGGCGGGCAGCGCGGTCTTGACTGGCGGCCGACGCACCGCGATGCAGCGCGACTTCGCGATCCGGGCAATGCTCACCGCGTCGCCCTGGTTGCCGCCCAGCACATGATAGGCGCTGACATCCTCGGCGATGTAGAACCCGACGTGCCCGCCGCCGCCGGGGCGCTGGAACACCAGAATGTCGCCGAGCGAGGCGTCGGGCGACTTGTCGCCATAGTCGGCCCACGACCGCGCCCAGAGGGGCTGATTGTCAACCGGCTTGCCCGCGCGCTTGCAGACCACCGCGACAAACGCGCCGCACCACGGAATCGAGTCCTGGGTATAGACGCTGGCGACGCCGATTTCCTTGGCCCAGCCCAGAATTTCCGGGTTGTTCTTGGGCCCGGCGACCTCCTTGGTGCCATGCAGCGCCAGCCCCTCGGCGATCACCCGCGGCAGCGGTTCGGCCCGGGCGAGCCAGTCATAGCCGGTTGGGTAGCTCATCGCCGTCCTCCTTCAAGCAGGATATCGAGTTTGGTTTCGATCCGCGCGAGGCGGTCGGTGGTCTCGTCGCGCGAGGCCTTGAGCGCGGAAATCTCGCGCTCGTGAACCTGCACCGTGGTCCAGACCACCCCCGCCGAAAACAGGATGCTCGCGGCACTTGCCAGCACCGAGAACACCACCCCCCATTCCAGTTTGGTCATTATTTTGCGGTCTTCCTGTTCCATATCAAATCACCATGTCGCTGTTGCGCCGCCGCGGAGACACCACGGTAATCGTGTGCCAGACCTCCACCGCCAGCGCGTTGATCCGCACGTCGGATGGAAAGGCGGCGAAGACTTCTGCCGCCAGCGCGTTCACCCGCGCATCGGCCGGGAATTCGGCGAAGACTTCTGCCGCCAGCGCTTCGATCCGGTATTCGTTTGCCATCAGAGCCTCCCGGGACTATTCGGCCAGCCGTCCGCGACGGCGACGGTAGGGCTTTTGGCTCTGTCCCCACGACCCATCGCTTGGCCTGCTGGCACTAATGGGGTTTGCACAGGCGCCGCGGGCATCAGACGGTGACCTTGGGCTGCAGCTCAAGCGCGTTGACCGCCGATGTGGTCCAGGCCGCGCCGGTGTTGGGATCGACCGCCAGCGGGCGTTCGAACCGGCCGCCGCTGCTGCTCAGCGCGTAGTTTGAGCCGTCCGATGTTGTTGCTCCCGACTTGACCCCGAGCGCGATCGAGCGGTTGGTCGCGTCGGTCTTGCTGGCATAGACGATCGCATTCACCTCTTGGATCGACAGCGGTGTGGTCGGCAGGTTGCCCAGCCCGAGCAGGTCCAGATCTCCCACCGTGCTGCCGCTCAGGTAGTCGGTCCGCGAGGCCAGCGCCTCGTCGACAAGCGCGAAGTGGCTGGTTCCGGTGGACGGCACCAGGTTGAGCGTCGCGCCATCGGAGGTAGGATAAAGCGTCGAGGCACGGATCGGGTTGGCAAGGCGGGTGGCGGAATCCTGGACGAGCATATCGTCGTAGCGCCCGCCGATTGATCCACTTCCGCCCGAGAAATAAATGCGATCAACAACACCCGTTCCACCGTTCTTCGTGTCTAGGCCCGTCAGGTTCAACTTCTGCACACCATCGAGATAGATCGTAACTCTGCCAACGGTGTCGCTGATTACCACTTCGACCTGTAGCGAATACCAACTACCCACTGTGAATGCGCCGCCCGCGCTCGAGCCGAGCAGGGTTCCGTTCCGCTTGGCTCTGATCGTGCCGTCAGCCTCCCAAGTCAGGTCAACGTGGTTAGTAGCCCCCTCTCTAAAAAAGATGATTGATCCAGTAGTCCCGGCAACCACCATGAACCCGGCTTCGAATGTGAAAGACGAAAGCGCCGTGAAGGTTGGCGTAATCCAGTCCGTAGATGCCCCCGTCAAATTTGCGGCCTGCCCCGTCCCGAATCGTCCAGTGACAAGTGTGCCACTTGCCGCGGTCGGCCATTTCGAAGCAACGCCTACATCAACTCCGCTAACGCTGGCGTAAGTATCGAACCCGTCGCGAAAGACCAGATTGGGCATTTCTCAAATCCTCAGTAAGTGAACGGAATCGCGAAGGCATAGCCAACCGCCGTGTCGACGCTCGCTGGGCCAACCAGCCGCAACTCGTCGGTGCCGCCGACCAGCGTGAAACTGGTCCCGCCCGCCGTTGCAAAACTAACCACCCCGCTGGTCGAGATCGTGATCGTCCCCACGGTGCTGCCGTTCTTGCTGACATCGATCGCGAAGCTCGCCGCCGGGTTGGCGCCGCCGCTCAGTTTCTTGCCGCTCGCCCCGGTGAAGTTGGCCGGGAATGTCCAGGTTTCGCCGACCGGCGGAGTGGCGGCGAAGAACACCTCGCTGGTGGTCAGCGCCTGACCCAGGATCGTCGGCGCCAGCGCCCGGCTGCGCACCCCCGAACTGGCCTGGATGAAACTCAGTGCGGTGGTTCCGACCGAGATCGGCGCGTTGGTCTCGCACTGCCAGATGGTTTCCTTGTTGATCGTGCCTTCGCTCACCGCCATCGCCGCGTTGACCAGTTCCGGCCCTTCGTCGGCGTCGGTGGTCCGGGTCATGGCGCTTGCGGCGCCGTTCCACGTCCAGATTCCGTTCTGGCTGGCGGTGGTCTGATCTTTCAGCAGCACCCGGTCGCCCGCAACCAGCGTCACCCCGTCGATCGCCGAACCGGGTGAGGCGGTGTTGACGTTGGCCACCGAGGCGGCGCGTACCGCTTTCTTCCACGGCCCTTGATCGGCGCCGGCCGTGGCCACGTCGCTGACCGGAGCCTTGTATTGCGAGGCAGGGGCGCCGGGCACCCAGAGATAGACATAGCCCGCCGCGAGTTCCGCCGCCGTCGCATTGGGCAGTGTGGTTACGTCGGTGGTCATGTCACAGTCCTATCGAAGTCAGTTTGCAGGTCACCGAAGCGTCGCGGGCGCTGCTGATATAGGCCCCGCCCAGGGTGTCGCCGCCGTTGCCCATGTCGATGTAGGGGTTGTTGTCCTGCGCCCCGGCGCCGCCTTCGCCGCCGGCAATCGAGGCGTGCGCGAACTGGTCATAGACGTGGCCGTTGCCGTAGCTGAAGAACACCGCGCTGGCATTGCCCGGAACGACGATCTCGCGCCAAGTCAGCACGATCCCGTTGCCCAGTTCGGTCTTGCCGCTGGCATCGTTGCCCAGCCAGATCGGCACTGCATCGGCGGTGAACAGGATGCGGTAGGGCCCGAAACTCACCCCGCTCGCGGTGATGGTCAGGTCGATGTAGCCGCTGCTGCCATCGGTCGCGGTGATCTTGCCCTTGTTGGGATCGCCGTTGGTGGTGTTGATCGTCGCATCGATCCCGCTCGCGGTAATGGCATAGGTGGTGGCAGTGTCGGCGCGGATATCGATGGCACCGCGCTTGACCACCGGGGTCAGCGTGCGCGGGTATTGCCCCGCGACCACTAGCCCGTCCGAATCGAGGCTGACCGTCTGGTTGGCGGGCGGCACCACCACGATCGAGCTCGGCGCTGCGACCGCGGTGTTGGTCGTTTCGATCGCGGTGCGGTAGGTGCCCAGCACCAGATCCCAGTCGGTGCGGGTAATCGGAGTGTCCTGCGTGGTGTCGTTCCATGCCGGGCTCAGCCCGTCGCGCAGCGTCACCCAGGCGGTGCGCGCCGCGTCCATCGCCGCGGTATTGATCCCGAGCAGCACCGCCCGCGCCAGTGCGCCCTGATAGGCGGATTCGAGCCGGGCGTTCTCGGGGATCACCACCCGGATCTTCTCGTCGATGGTCAGCAGCCCGTCGTCGTCGACGTTCTGCAGCGCCTGGATTACCTCGGTCAGGCTGCGGTCGCGCACCGAGACATAGCCTGAGCCCCGCAGGGCATTGGCGCCGTTGAACAGTTGCTCGGCGCCGTTGTAGAGGTCGAGCCCTTCGAACCGGAACGGGTGGTTGCTCTCGTCGTAGTAGATCGAGCCCAGCGCCCAGTCGGTGGGCGGCGGCGCAGGCCAGCGTTCGGTCGAGATGCCGCCTTCACCGCTCAGCGGCGACCAGTAGGCGCTGCCCAGCGTCGGCGCATTGCCCGCGGTAGGTGTGGCGTTGACATAGAGCCACTGGCTCTCGTCGGCGAGGTGAACGATATTGCCCTCGCGGTAGATCGTCAGGATATCCCACAGCCCCATGTCGATCAGCGGGGCGTAGAACGCGATTTCCTCGGGGGTGTGCACCCGCCACGAACGGTTGGCGCCCAGCACTACCCGCCAGAACGGCGGGCTGACCGTATCCTCGCGGCTGTCGGTGACCTGCGGCAAGGCCGCGCCCTTCGCGTCGAGCACGAACTGCTGCGTTGCCCCGAAATCGACCCGGGCGACGAACAGTTTGCCGTCGAGCCCGACCCCGGCCTGGGCATTGCACGGCAGCGCCAGCCGCTGCGCCAGTGCCAGCACATTGGTCTGGTCCTCAACCACAAGGTTGACGTTGCGCGCCACCGCGGTGTCGAGCGCGGTCAGGCTGCTCGCATTGACCAGCGCGGGATCGATCCCGGCGATGTCGCAGATCGCGTCGATGAACGCGCCGGTACGCCGCGGGGTATTGGCCCCGACCTTGTGACCCTTGAGGTCGGCGGTGATCACCCCGTATGCCGGGGCGCCGAGCCGGATCATTCCTTCGGCGTGGCAACTCGCCCAGCCCCCCGCCGGGATCGCTGCCGCAACCAGCGCGGCATAGGTCGCGTAATTGCCATAGGACGCGCCATAGTCGGCGCCGCGTTCGTAAACCGTGCTGACCGCCTCGATCTCGCCGTAGCCGCTGAACTGGTACACCGAATCGACCGCGTTGATCAGCACCGGCTCGACGTTGAGCGCCCAGCCCAGCACCAGCGGCTTGGGCCGACCCTTGAGATCGGCCCCGCCCTCGGCCCCGCCGGTCCCGGCATAGGCTAGGCTCAGCACATCGGCGACGAAGGGCTCGCTATCGACCGCAACGCTCAGCGAGAGCGTCTGCCCGGTGCGCGCGAAACTCGCGACCTTGCCCTTGAACCGTGCGGTCCACGGCCAGGCGGTCAGGTGGTCCTCGGTATAGATCTCGACCGGCGCCCCGGCCCAGGCATAGCTGTCGGCGTCGGGCCAGGTCGTCTTGAGCGTTTCCATTGCCAGCGGCAGGCTGGCGCTGGCCGGCGCAGTGGCGGATTGGAACGAGCCGTCGAACAGGCTCTGGCGCAGCACCAGGGCATTGACCATCGCCGGTTCCCAGCGCTGGCCGTTGAGTCCGTTGACCGCGCGGCCTACAGTCGCATCGTTGTGCGCCGAGACCCGCAGCGTCACCCGGTTGCCGGTCCCCGGATCGAGCGGCTGAACGATGGCAAGTATGGCGCGCAAGTCAGTAACCGCTCGTCCGGCTGAACCCGAGTGCGGCGAAGCCGTCGGTGCTGATCGTGGTCAGCGTTCCAGCGCTGCGCAGCCCCACCGCGGTCAGTTCGATCAGGGTGCCAAGGTTCTGGTTGGTCGCGGCGATTCCGGCGGCCAGCGTATCGGTCTGGACTGCAATCGTCGCCACCACCTGGGTGTTGTCGTTGGCCGGAGTCACCGGGCTGTCGGCGAACGGGCTGGTTCCGCCCGATGAGGCGGTGAGCAGCGCGTCCTGCGCCGCCAGCGTGGTCCTGGTCAGCGCGGTAACCTCTTCGAGCAGCCGGAAATAGTCCGGGGTCGAGCCCGAGAGGTCGCGCTGGATCGCGAGCAGGTCGCGCGCCGCCTGGGCATAGTCGTCGAACGCGGTGGTGTCGCCCGCCGCAACCCGCGCCGCAAGCGGCTGATAGGCGGCCTGCGCGGCACTCAGCCGGTCGCGCAGCGAAAGCGCGTCGTTGCCGATGGTCAGGTCGGCGAGCAACGCTTTGAGCGATCCGGTGAGTCGTTCCCCGGCTTCCTTGATCGCCTGCGCTCGCTCGATCCCGTAGAGTTCTTCGAGCTGGGCAAACTCGGCCGCGCTCGCCCCGGCCTCGGTGAAGATGCCCTTGAGTCGGGTGAATTCCTTGTTGAGTTCGTCGATCGCCGCGCCGACCGGATCCTTGATCGCACGCAGCCGCTTGAACACGCCCTCGAAGTCGAGCGCCTTGCCAATCTGCCGTTCGAGATCTTTGCCCGACTTGAGCAGTCGCTGCGCGCCCTGCGAGATCCCGGTGATCACCCCGTCCTGAATCGCATCGAGGATCGCGGCGCGGATCGCGGCTTCCTGATCCTGGCCGAAATCGAGCACACCCGCGCCCTTGGTTCGGCCCTGTCCGGTGGTATCGACGCGGTAGCTTTTCTTGCGGATGCCGATCGAGACCCCAATCGGGCCATCGGCGGTGCCGCCAAGCTGTTCGGCAATGCGGTTGAGCGCGTCGCTGACCGAATCCCCAGCCCCGCTCGCCGCCTCGCGCCGGCTTGCGCTATTGCCACTGACCGAGCCGACCGAAACGCCGTCCGGGCCGGCGGTCAGGGTTGCCGAAGCCTTCTTGGTCTTCTTGAAGATGCTGCCGATCAGCGAGCCGATGATCGAGCCGATGATCTCGCCGCCGGGAATGGGGAGCGCGGAGCCGATCGCCCCGCCGATCTGCGCGCCGGTGGTCGAATTCTTGATGCCCAGCGAGTCCATCAGTCCGGAGATCTGCGTGCCGGTTTGTGCGCCGCCCAGGGCACCGCCAAACGCGCCGCCGATCTTGGTGTCCTTGCCGAACAGGTCGCGCAGCCCGCCCAGCACCGCGCCGGGTGTACCAGCGGTAATCTGGCCCTCGATCACACCGGACAGCACCGAGCCGATCTTGCCCGCGAACTTCTCGCCGAGCAGCGGCTTGAGACCTTCGGAAATCGGCTCGGCCATGCGCTTGGCGATCTCGGCCGCCCATTTGGCCGGATCGAGTTGGTCGCCCACCTTGTCGATCTTCTTGCCGACCACCACGATCTCGTTGGTGCTCTCGCCGACCGCCGCCTCGATCTCAGCGCTGTTGTCATTGGCCGCAGCCGAAGGAGAGCCATAGATCGAACCGAACGCGGCATCGAACGCCGAAGGTGCTGCGCCTGGGGCCACCGGCCCGGCCGGGATGGCGCGCAGCTTGGCGACAGTGCGCGCGAACTCGTCAGCCGCTGCGCCCGACGCCTTGCCGGCGCGCTCGGTCTCGGTCGAGAAATAGTCGACGCTCGCGCCCAGCCCGGACTGGCCCTTGAGCCATTCGTCCATCTTGCGGAAGGAATCGCCGAACAGGCGCTCGACAGTGATCTGCGCCTGCAGCCGCTTGAAGATCTTGCCGATGTTGCCGATCGAGCCTTCGCCGGCGAAGATCGAGACCAGCTCGTCTTTCACGCTGCGGGTCGCAGAGAGGTATTCGCCGATGATCGCGCGCTTGCGTTCCAGTTCCTCGCTGTGGAGCCGCTCGCTGCGCACCAGGTCGAGGATCGCCGCCTTGCGCTCGTCGGTGAGGTCGCCGATCGTGTCCTCAAGCCGCCAGATGGTTTCGAGCGCCTGCGCCTCGTCCTCGCGTCCGGCGGTGATCAGCGTCTCGATCTGCAGGCGGCGTTCCGAGGCTTCGGCCAGCTCCTCGAACGGGCGCACCAAAGCCTCCTGGATCGTGGCCTTGGCGGCCTGCGCCTCGGCGATCATGTCGGCGAACCCGGGCGGCTTGCGCTCGGCCAGTTCGGCAATGGTCTTGTCGAGATCGCGGGTCGCGGCATTAGCGGCGTCGATCAGCCGGGGCTGCTCGTCGAAGCGCTCGTTGATCCGGGCGATGCTTTCGGCGGAGCGTTCGCCAAAGGCCTGCAACTGCTCGGCAGCCTGTTTGGCGCGCTCGACCGCGCGCTCGGCGGCTTCGTTAACCTTGACATCGTCGACCGGGAACAGGCCCTTGCTAGGATCAACCTTCTTGCCGTTGACCGTGACTTCGTAGTGCAGGTGCGGCCCGGTCGAACGCCCGGTGCTGCCAACCTTGCCGATGGTCTGCCCCTGCTCGACGCGCGCACCTTCGGAGACCACGGCGTTATCAGAGAGGTGGCCGAACCGGGTCTTGGTCCCACCGCCATGATCGATCACCACATATTTGCCCAACGTCGGGCTGAACCCGACCGCCTCGACCACCCCGATTTGCGGGGCCTTGACTGCAGTTCCAGTTGGTGCGGCGAGGTCGAGGCCGCCATGGCGGTGGCCCGGGCGCTGCTCGTTGAAGCGGCCCGTCACAGTGCCGCCCGCTACTGGATTGATGAACTGGGCAAGCCCGGTGACTTCGCGGGTCTTCTTCTCGCTCTCCCGGATCGCTTTCAGTTCGGCCTCTTGCAGCCCGAGCAGGCGCTCACGCTCCTTGCGGTACTCGGCGACCGCGACCTTACCCTTGTCGTAGCGCCGTTCGAGCTTGGCCAGAGCGTCGGCATACTTGTCGGTGACCGCGATCTCCTTGTCGAACACCCCTTCGACCTGGCGATTGGCGATGCCCTTCTCGATGTCGCGGATGCTCGCAAGGATCGCCTCGACCTGCTTTTGCGCAGTTGTGGCCTGCGCGCCAAGCGCACCCTTCACTTCGCCGCCGCCTTTCGATGCCGCCGACTGTTCAAGGAATCGGGCCTGAAACTGCGCCGCGATGGCCTTGGCATTCTTGAGCCGTTCGAGCGTGTCGGCGCGGGTCAGTTCGAGCGCGCCAAGGGTCAGTTCCTTGCTCTTGCTCTGGGCGTCGTTGTACTCCCGGATCGCCTCGACCACGACCTTGTAGGATTTGGCATTGAGGTCGAGCCCGGTCCGCAGGTCGGTAAGTGCCTTGGCCAGCGCCTTGGTCTTGTCCGCGGCACTGTCTGCGGCATCTCCGGAGCGGAATAGATTGTCGATCAAGCTGCCAAGCAGCGCCGCGCCAGCGACCACCGCGAGCGACCACGGCCCCGACATCAGCGTCGCAAACCGCCCGATCTTGTCGGCGGTCTTGTTGCTCGATCCCTCGAGACTGGTCAGCGCGAACAGCAATTGTGGAATTTGCTGCGCGAAGATCACCGATGAGCGCGTTCCCGACTGGAACTGGATCGCCATGTCCTGCAACTGCTGCCCGGTCTGGACCATCGCCACCCGGCTGCCGCGCAGCGAGGTGTTGTGGATGCCGTAGGCGTCGGTGCCGCGCCGGGTTGCTGCCACCACCGCATCGGTCGCGCTCGCGGTCTGGTTGAGTTCGGCCTGAACCTGATCGAGAATGGTGATCCGCTGGCGCAGCGCCGCAAGGTTGCCCTGCTCGACCCGCGCCAATTCGAACGCGGCGCGGATTTCCTGGGTGCGGGCCCGGCCGTTCTCGCCCGAGGCTATGGCCGCGGCGCGGCTGGCCTGGGCATATTCCTGCGTCGCCCGCGCCACCGCTTCCAGTTCGCGCTCCATCTGGCGGAGCTGATCGATCTGCAGGTCGAGGCTACCCCCCGCGTTGCGCGGCAGGCTCAGCGCCTGGGCGACGGTATCGCGCACGCCCGCAAGCGCGCCGGTCATGCCCTGCGCGCCGCGCCGCCCGGCGTCGGTCATGCCGGTGACAAACTGGTCGAAGGTCCGCTGGTTGGCGGGATCGGGACGCGCGGCGATATATTGCGGAAACGTAGTTCCCGTCATGCCCTATCCCTTCCGCTAGAGGTGGTCAGCGCGAACTCGCGCCGCATGGTTTCACTGGCCACCGCCGCGGTGATCTGCCTGGGATCGACCCGCGCGGTCCTGCTGGTCTGGGGGATGCCGATGAACGCCGCGATCAGTTCCTGCTGGACCTGGCCCTTTGGCACCTTGCCGCGCTTGGTCAGCGGCTTGATCGAGCGGCGCTTGCCCGAGAGCGAGAGCGTCGCGTTCTTGACGAACAGCGTGTTGCCGATGCGGAACAGCCGCCCATACTTGGCGGCATAGGTCCGGCTCCACAGCTTGGGGGTGAGCCGCACCCGCCCGCTCGAATTGCCCCCCGAGGAGGGCAGCGGCACCCGTGCGTAGCGCATGATGTCGTCGGTCGGGAACCACAGCAGCCCGCTCGGATTGCGCGCCCGGATGCTCGCGCCTTCGGTATAGGCCTCGATCGCCCCGCGGCTGCGCCGCGAGCCGCTGCGCACGAACACCCAGCCCGAGGCCGACCACGAATCGCCGCGGCGGTGAACCTGCCCGCTTTGCTTGAGATCGCTGCCCGAGCCGATCGCCTGGCCGAGCCGTCCGAGCCCGGCCGCCGCCATCTCGGCGCGGATCCGGGTCTTGGCCTGCGCCGCGGCGCGGTCGGTGGCGCGCAGCGCGGCCTGCTGGATCGAATTCTCGAACGCGCGGCGCAGCGCCGGGGCCTGCGTCCTTGGGGTGCGGACCTCGACGATCACGGCTTCTTCTCGCGGAACCGCGCCTCGCACTCGTAGGCGATGTCGAAGGCCTGGATCAGGTGCATCGGCTGTTCTAGGAGGCCGCGGCCATCGGGCCAGTCGATCCGGCCGTTTCCGTCTCTGCAGCGGACGGCGAGGTCGATGATGTCGCGCTCGTGCTCGTAGCGGTTGAGGGGGTTGCCTTCGACTTCGCCGACGCCGGGGATGCTGAACTGGCGTCCTCCGCTTCCGCCGGCGAACCAGTCGCGTCGGAAGTAGGTAGCGGCGGCGATGCGAAGTTTTTTTCCGTGTCCTTGGGGAGATGGAACGCGGCGAAGCCGATGTTGCGCAGTTCGCCAAATGGATCGTCGGCCCGGGTCTGGTCGAAGCCCAGTTCCTCGGCGCGGTCACCCAGCCATTCCTGCAGTTCGGCCATGCACTCGCGATCCACCAGCCCGTCGATGTCGCGGCGCAGGTCGAAACCTTCGGCCGAGACCAGTACCACCGCAAGGGCCACCTCGGTGGCAAGGAAGTCGCGGCGCGCATTGGCCTTGCGCATGTTGTGGATCACCGCCGAATTGGCCTGCACGTCCTGCATGATCCCGGTGATCCACGCCTCTTCCTCGGGATCGAAATCGATCGCCGGGGCGGGCGGAAGTTCGGCCTCGGGATTGTCGCGGGCGTAGGCGGCGCAATCCTCCCACCACTCCTTGATCTGCTGCTCCAGGCTGTCGCTCGCGGCCCAATAGCGCCGCGCGGTTTCGACCATGCGGTCCTTGGCCTCATCGCTGTTGCCTGAGAGCCGCTTGATCTCCTCGGCCATCGCATCGCGGATCTCGGCCTGACCATGGCTGACCAGCCCGCGCCCGGCGAGTTCGGCGCGGTAGGCGTTGCGGTCGCGGCGGGTGCCATAGCGCAGCACGAATTTCGGTGCCCCCTCGATCTCGCGGAGCGATTCGGGGACGTAGGTAAAGGTCTTTGCCTCGATGGGGACGGGCATCGTTGGGTTCCTTCATGGGGGAAAGGAACGGCCGGGAACCGCGCGAAGGCGATCCCCGGCCGGGATTGGATCAGATGGCGGCGATCAGAACCCGTAGGGGAACTGGATCGACATCGACTTTTCGATTCCGTCGATGAACAGGTCGACCGAGCGGGTGACGAAATCGCCGCCGATCTCGGCCTCGCTGTAGTTGAGCCGGGCGTCCATCACCCCGAAGCTGATCGCCTTGCCGGGACCGCCCTGGCCATATTGCAGCCAGAACCCCTGGTAGCCCTGCGCCGTGGCCAGCGCGTTGAGGTCGGCGGTCGCAACCAGCACCTCGTTGATGTTGACGTTGACCGAGCGCCGCATCTCGGTGACGGTCGGAGCTTCGCCACCCGAGAGCGAACCGGGGCAGGGGGCCCGCGCCACCTGGCCGGCGAAGTCGACCGTCGCGCCCGAGCCGCAGAACGACTTGTTCGCGAGCCAGTAGTCGGCATCGTTGAACACCGGGATCGCGCCGCCCTGGGCAATCGCCGGGCTGGCTTCGTCGATCTCCGGAGTGCTGGGATGGACATCGCCGGTCAGCGTCACGCTCATGTAGGTGAACGCGGTATCGCCGTTGTTCGAGACCGCGAAGTTGAGCTGGGCCTGGCTGACCACACCGTTGACCATCTTGTAGCGTTTCTGGTCGAGCCAGTAGTCGAAGCTGGCGAACAGTTCCGGCGCGCTGGCCGAGAAACGGTAGCCGAGATAGGCGGGAATCGAGACGTTGCCCGAGAGTGCGCCGCCGAAGGTTTCGAAGAAGGTCGCGGTCTTGGTCGAGCCGACATAGTCGCGGACCATCGAGACCTTCTTGAGCCCGGTCCCGGTCTGCCCGGCGAGAATCACGCAGATCCCGTTGTAGGCATCGTCAACCGCCGAAGCTCCGGCCGGGAACACCGCCGAGGTGGTGGTGCCGCCCGACATTGCCGCCGGTGCCAGCACCTCGGCCGCCTGCACCTCTTCGGTGAAGCGCAGCAGCCGGAACAGCCGGCCCAGCACCCAGGCGTCGGCCGCGGGCGGGGAAGCGCCGCCCGGACCGCGCAGGATCACGTTGAAGGTCACCGAACGCGAGCGCCCCAGCACCGCGTCGCCGGGGCGATGGATGGTGCCGGTGGTCTCGGGGTTGGCGAGGGTATAGGTCTCGTTGGCCGGGCGCAGATCGTAGCAGATCAGCGCATCGGTGGTGCCCGAGACGGTCGCGGGAACGTCGACGGCGCTCTGGATCTTGAGCGCTGCGGCGTACTTCTTGCCGTTGAAAGCCATCGCGGATTACTCCTTGTCGTCGGGCGTGTCGGCGCCCTTCTTGGCCGCAGGGGCGGCGGGCGGGAACGGGTTGGTGACGCAGCCGTATTCGGGCGTGTCGGTGGGCTTGTCGGGTTCGTCTGCCATGGCGGCGGTCCTTTCAGTCTGAGGCAATGACGGTGATCGCGGCGCGCGTGGTCCAGTACTGAACCGCGATCGTGAGGGCGTAGGTGCCGCGGTCCTGGCCCATCTCGTCGAGACTGGCCGGGGCGGCGATGATGAAACTGTCGTGAAACTTGCCGCCGAAGGTCGGGTCGGCGGCGAGCGTGGTCCCGATCGTGGCGAGCAGCGCTTCGCTGCGCTGCAGCGGGGACTGGGTGCTGGTAACATTGGCCCAGGGTTCGATCGTGACCTGCGCGGTCCAGAAATAGTTGGCGCAGCTTACCGGCTGCGTGGCATCGGCGCCCTGCCAGCCCAGCGCCACCTTCTCGCCCTCGCTCTCGGCGATCCGGTCCATCTCGTCGCGGTCGATCACCACCGAGAGCCCGGCGCCGGTCAGCGCAGTGGCGATCAGGTTCAGGCATTCGGTGATCGCGGCCATGTCAGGCCCCGAGCCGGGTCAGGTTGAAGATCCAGTGTGCGCCGTCTTCCGAGGTCGCGACATTGGCGGGGCGGAACCGCAGCCCAGGCTTCTTGGCGCTGGTCACCACGTCGGCCCGCGTGGGCTCGGCGGGCCAGTCGGCTTTGAGTACCATGACCTCGACCTCCATCCGTCCCCCGGCGCTGCCGAGACCGATGATCTCGCCGTCGCCGTAGTCGCCCTGCGCGCGTAGGCTCTTGCCGTTGATCGTGATGGCATGGCTCAGCGCGGCCCGGGCGCTGACATTCACCCGGGCCTCGAGATCGCCAAGCGGAGCGGGCATCAGCCGGCCGGAGCCTCGTCGGTGTCGGCGGCGGCAGTGGTTTCGTCCGCGGCGTCCGGCTCGGGATCAGCCGCAGGCTCGTCCGCACCCTCTTCGATCTTGGCGGCGGCCTTGCCTTTGCCGGGCTTCTTCGCCGCACCCTCTTCGATCTTGGCGGCGGCCATTTTGTCGCCAACCTCACCCTTGTCGCCGGGATTGAGAATAGCCATCCGCCCCAATTCGGCGTCCCATTCGATGATCGCGGTGACTGCCTGAATTTCGGTTGCCATCGGTTCTGTCCTTGTCTTGCGCGCGAAGGGGCGACGGTTTCCCGCCGCCCCCTTGCGGTTCATCAGGTGTTGCGGCCCGAGAGCAGCACTTCGGGGCGGGTGCACATATGCAGCGGGTACGAGAAAATCTCGGGCTGCACCCACTGGTTGCGCTTGGGATCGCGCACGAGCTGCGAATAGAGCGGACGGCCGATGGTGTTGACCAGTTCGATCTCTTCGCCCGGGCCGTTGAACCGGCGGTAGAGGCCGGGAACCCCGCGCACGATCAGTTTGGCCTTGGTCGCGGCAATCGCCACGGTGCTGTTGTCGTCAGTGCCCTGGTAGTTGTGCCAGTCCATTTCGCCGAAGCGGAACGAGGAGAAGGCATCGCCCAGCGAACCGCGCAGCGCGGCGGCGGCTTCCCAGTTCTTGTAGGTCACGCGCACGTCGTTGTGCTTGACGAACTGGTCGTAGAAGGTGTCACCGCAGAGCCAGAGGAAGCTGGTCACGCCCGGCACATAGGCCGCGCCCAGCGCCCGGATCGCAGCGCGCTTGGCGGCCTTGATCTTGTCGAGCAGCACGCCCTCGGCCGGGCTGACAGCGTCGAGATCAAAATCGATCTCGGTCGGCGCGGCGATCCCGAACTCGGTGAAGAAGTTGTACAGGGTCGAAGCGTCGGTATCGAGCAGGATGCCCTGGATCGCACCGAGCCGGTGGTACTCCATGGTCAGAGCGTGCTCGGTGAGCAGCTTGCGCTGCTTCTGGACGATCTTCTGCGCGACCGTTTCCAGTTCGGACTGGGTGCCGAACGCGCGAATGTTGGCGACCTCGCGGGCGAAGACCTGATCGGACTTGGCGACGCGGGGAATGTTGAAGTTGCGCATGGTGCGCTTGTCGGTGGTGCCCATCGGCGGCTCGGTGCCGCGCGCCGAGGTCGGGATCAGCGAAAGGGTCATGCCCTTCTGCTCGATCGACACCGAATCGGTATCAACCCCTTCCTCGTCGAAGATCCCGAGGCTGCCGAGAAAGCTCGGCACAGACGGCATCTTCTCGATCGCGCCGGTCATGTTGACCAGCGAGAAGGCGTCGCTGTTGAAAATATCCATGTGAGCCATGGCAGAAAATCCTTTCGTTTGAAGTGGTCGTCAGACGACCTTGATGCCGAGCGCGAGCAGGTCGGCCTTGCCCGCGGTGATGCCGGCGCCATCGTTGGCGCCCCAGCCGAGATCGTTGGCGTTGACGACCGCCGGGCCGCGCTTGAGCACGCGGGTCTTGGCCTTGTCGCCGCCGCTCGCGTCGACTGCGGCGTAAAGAATGCCGACAGCAGTTTCCGAGCCGTTCGCGGCAGCGTTGTCATAGGCGGTCAGTTTGCCGCTCGCGGTGATCTTGCCGAGCACTCGGCCCGCTGCGAGGTTCTGCCCCGAGATCAGGATGTCGGAATCGTCGACGTGGAAGCCGATGCCCATGGCGAGTTCGCCGATGAACTCGCCTTCGTGCATACCTTCGGTGAGAGTGGTCATGGTTCTGTCCTTTCCGTGTCAGGCGCTCAGGTGCGCGCCGCGGGGAATTCGTTGGCGATGGCGGTGTCCCAGACCGATGCGGCGGCCTGTTCCTTGTTCTTGGCGCCGTCGCCCTGGTTCGGCTCGATTGCCGAGTTGCGGTTCTGGGTGATCGCCTCGCGCATTTCGGCGCGGGCAGCATCCTCGCCGGCCTCGGGATCGACCGCCAATGCGGCAGGCTCGATCTTCGGGGCAGCGGCGAGGCTGGTGATGATCTGTTCAGCGCTGAGATCGGTGGCGAGCAGCGAGGCGGCAAGCTCTTCGCGGCCCTTGTAATGCTCGGAAGCGAGCACCGTATTGCTGCGCTCGGTGGCGGCCTTGAAGCCTTCCGCGCGCGCTTCGGCCTTGGCGGCCTGCAGTTCTTCTTCGGTCATGTCCTTGTCCTTTTCAGGTTTGGAACGGGGTTTCGTGTTGGTTTCGGGTTCATCTTCCTCGTCCTCGGGACGGGTCGGATCTTGGTCGGGCAGGTCCGCGGCGAGGCGGGTGCCCAGGTCGGCAAAGCGGCTCATCGAGCCCTCCTTTCGCGTTTGATGCGGTCGCATTCCTCTTCGAGCCGGCCCCACGCCTCGCGCTCGGTCAGCACTGCGTCGAGCAGGCCGAGGCGCACCGCCTCGTCGCCCTCGAACCAGTCGGCTTCGGTCGAGAGAATGTCCTTGACCGCGATGCCGCGGCCCATCGCCACCAGGTTCGCGAAGCGCTTGCGGACATCGTCAACGCTCGCCTGGAACTTGGCAGCGGTTGCTTCGTCTAGGCTTTCGTAAGGGTTACCGCGCATCTTGCGCTCGCCCGAACGGATCACGGTGACATCGATCCCGTTCTCGTCGAGCGCGCGGGTCATGCTGGTGTGGACCATGACGCAGCCGATCGAGCCGACCATGGCGTCCTGGGGTCCGTAAACCTTGTCGCAGACCGCCGCGATCATGTAGGCGGCGCTGCAGGCCATCTCGTCGACCCAGGCATAGATCGGCTTGCCGCCTTCGCTCGCGGTCATTTTGGCCAGTTCCTCGACCAGCGCGAACAGCCCGGCAACCGCGCCGCCGGGGCTATCGATCACCAGCCAGATGCCGAGCACGTCGGGATCGCGGTAGGCGTCGGTCAGTTGCCGGATCAGCATGTTGTAGCCGCAGAACCCCGACATCGCATCGAGCCAGCCCGCCTTGTGGCACAGCGTCCCTTCGATGCGGATCACCGCGATGTCGCCGTCCATGGCGTAGCTGGTATTGCGCTCACGGTCGTACTTGGCATCGCGCGCCAGCGCGGCGCGGTCCATCATCGCCTTGGCATCGAGCGTCACCGCGTCGATCGTGGTCATTGAGACAATGCCGAGTTTCTGCTGCAATGCGCAGAGCAGCACTTCCATCTTGTGCGGATGGATCGCGACCGGGCGGTTGAGCAGTTGCTGCGCGATGTGCGGAAAGCCTTGCGGCCTGAAATCGCTGGCCGTCACTGCCCATCTCCCTGGCTGGCGGGCTTGCCCTTTTTCTTCCTGTCTTCGTTCGGTTCACCATCGCCGTCGCGGTCGCTCTCGGTTCCGGCGCTGGCGCCGTCCTCGCTCTCGGAAGCGGCTTTGATGTTGTAGTTGGGCTGGTCGAGCCCGCGCTCGTCGAGCGCATCGCGCGACAGTTTGATCTGGTCCCAGACCTCGAACGGGTCGCGCCCGTCCTCAAGAATGTGCTCGATCGGCGAGCGGCGATAGGCCGCTTCCTCGAGATTGCGGGCGTTTGCCTCCTTGAGCGGATCGACCGTGCCGCGGCTCGGGCCGATCCATGTGCAATTGGTCAGCGCCGAAAGGTCGCGGTAGAACCGCGCCGCCCGCCCCGGAATCTTGACCGTTCCCTGCGCCACCTCGATCTCGTGCCAGCCGACCAGAATCGGCTGCATGAACTGCGCCGCGAAGTATTCGCGCTCCTGCTCGACCGCGCGCCAGACCTCGTTGAGCATCGCCCGCGCGCTCGAATAGTTGATCTCGGCCCAGTTGCCGCTGATCTGCGGGTAGCTCATCCCCTGCGAGACCCCGATCTTGGCAAGCTGCGCCTTCTGGAATTCGGGGTAGTTGGGGTTCGGGTACTTGGGCTGCACCGTGATTACGTCTTCGTCGGGCAGCAGTTGCCGGATCATCGCGTCGCCAATCTGGCGGATCGGGTTTTCGTTGCGGTAATCGACATATTCGGTCAGCGGGTTGCCGGCGAAATCGCTCGACGGGGCAATCGCCGCGGCCAGATCCTCTGGCGTTCCCGGCGACTTGATGAAGAAGGCCATGACCGCGCTGAGCAGGGCGGCATTGATCTCGGCCCGGTCGTAGCGCTCGAGCATCTTGGCCGGGACGATTGCCTCGGCAAGTTGGCTGAACCCGCGGCTCTGCTCGATGTAGCGCGGGTTGATAACATGGATCAGTTTCGGGGTTCCGGTGGCCCCTCGAAACGGCACCCGCTCGGTGCGGGTACGGTCGAAATTGCCGCTGGCATCGTCGGGATGGCGCACCAGCACATGCGCGGCGACCGGCACGCCGTTCGCATCGTGCTCGATCCCGTTCCTGATCCGCTCGTCGGTGTCGGAGACCCCCATCGGGTTCTGCAGCCGCTTGGGGTCGATCAGCAGCAGGTTGAGCGGGTTCGAGGCGCCGCGCTCGTCGATGCGGATTTCAGCCAGCACCTCGCCGCCGCGGCGGAAGTTGAGGTAAGCAATCTTGGTCAGCGTTCCGAGCGAGAACCGCATCCGCGCATCGCAGCGGAACAGCGGATCTTCCGCCCAGACCCTCCACCGCGCCCGCACCGAGCGCGCCTGCTTCATCGCCCATGCGGCATCGCGGCCCAGGGCGTCATAGATCGGGGTCGGCCAGGGTTGGAGGCCACTGCCGATAACCGATTCGACCATCCGGTCGAGCGCACCGTTGATCCACGGCGAATTGCGGTCAAGGTCTTCGGCGCGATCGACGATGCCGCGGCCCTGGCTGGCATAGACCTGATCCATGTGCGCCCGGGTCGGCGTCCAGCCCGCGGTTTCCTGGGTGTCGCTGCGCCCGCCTTCGAAGGCCCCGCCGCCCAGGCCGAGCCGTGCGCCGAGATCGCGGGTCCAGCCGCCAAGCGTTGAAACGAGAGTGGCCATGTCAGTTCCAGAACACGCCGATTGGCGCGCGGCGTGCACCGCCCGCGGCAACCCGCTGCTCGGCGGCGATATCCCGCTTGACCCGCGCCAGCGCCATCTCGATCTGGTCGTAGCTCATGGTCAGGTACTTCACCTTGTTGCCGTAGCGCCCGTTCCACACCTCGACCGGCGCGCCGCCCGCCGCGATCAGCAGCGCGTCTTCGAGCGCGGTCTTGAGCGCGGTGAGGCGGTCGAGTTCGGTGGCGGCCGGCGGAACGTGGTCCGAGCCGACGATCTGCTCGGAGACCGTCAGAATGATATGCGTCTCGACCCGCAGCGGCGGGGTCAGGCCATTGTTGATCACCTCGATCGCGACCACGTACTGGCCCGGGGTCAGCGTGTTGGTCTCGGTCGGGGTCAGCGCAGCGATGAACCGCTTGTCGTCGCCGGTCTTGTCGGTGACGGCACGCTCGATTCCGGCCCCGGCGACCTTGATCGAGCAGGTATAGGAGACCCCAAGCGTGGCCAGCGTGCCGTCGTCGAGCCGGTGCCCGACGTTCCACGGCCCGCCCGTGTCACCCTTGAAGATCGATGCCGTTTCCGTCATTCGTCACTTCCAGTTCGGCGCCTGAGCGCGTGAGGTCGATGGTGGTGCCGGGCAGGGCGTCGATGGCCTCGGCGGCGGCGAGGTCGATCACCGCGCTGCCGGCCTTGAGGTCGATCGTTGCCCCGCCCGCGAGGTAAGTTGCCGCGCCGCTGCCCTGGTAGGCCCAGGCAAATCTAAACATCGGTCAGTTCGACCGGGGTAATGGTCCCGCCGGTCACGGTCTTTTCGAGCAGCACCGTCGCGGTGCCGCGCTTGCGCAGGGTCGCCAGCGCCGGGGTCAGTTCTTCGTCGGCTTCGGCGAGATCGACCAGCCGGGTGAGCTGCGCCTGTTCGGCCGGCGACAATCCTGATCCGGTCGAGATCACCACCGCGCCCGCCGAGTTCGAGGCATTGAGCGAGACCTGGTTCTGCACTCTGGCTTCGAGCAGGTTGTTGTTCGCGCCGATCAGGTTGACCTGATAGGCCCCGTCCTCGAATTCGATCGTGTAGCCGTTGATCACCTCGACGCTGCGCTGGTAGGTCACCCCGGCCAGTGTCACCGGCGCGTTGCTGCGCATGATCGCCAGATAGGTGAGCCCTTCGCCCTCCTGGATCGAATGCACCTCGGCCCAAAACGCGAGCAGGTCGAGCTGGCGAATCTCAGGGCTCGCCTGCACCAGCGCCATGTCCGTCTTGGGAATGGTCACGACCTTGGTGAGCCAGTTCACCGAATAGGCCATGCGCCGTTACTCCCCGATTGTGTCCGCGATGATCTCCAGCGCCCGCTCGAAACTCGCGGCCTTGGCCACTTTGGCGATCAATCTGCCGCGCCCCGGCTCGGTCAGCGCGGGCTTGCCATGGCGCAGCAGCAGCCGGTGCTCCTCGCCCTGGACCAGCGATTCGGCCTGTTCCTGGGTCAGCGCCGGTTCCTTGGCCATGTCAGCCGCGCTCCTCGATCATATCCAGCCGCCCGTCGTGGGCCATGATGTTGCCCTGCAGCAGCGCGAGGCGGTGTTCGAGCGCGTCGCCGCGTTGGGTCTGCTGGGCCAGATGTTGCCGCGCCTGGACCAGTTCGGCCTCGACCGTGCCGAGTTTCTGCGAGACGCCTTTGGCGAGATCGATCGCGGCCAGCGCATTGCGTTCGGCGGCGATAAGCCGGCCGAGTTCATCGGCTTGGCGCATCAGGTGTCCGGCGTGCGGATCGCGGTGGTCGAGCCGCCGCCCGAACCGAGCGTGCCGGTGGTCTCGAACGGCTTGATCGGCGAGCCGCCGCCGTCGCGCACCCGGATGAACAGCGACAGGTCCGAGCCGGGATAGACCGAGGTGAAGTTCTCGCTGGTGCCGGTTGCGGCCTTGTCGATGTAGCTGACATAGGCATTGTTGCCCGAGGTGGCGTTGACCGTGGCGAAGTCGGCGACATTGGGCACGGCGGCTTCCGAGGCGGCTGGATCGATGGTGAACACTGCGCCGGTGTAGCTGGTATAGACCAAGCGCCGGTCGTTGCCGGCATTGTCGACCACTCGGATCGTGCCGGTCGAAGGCGTGCCCCCAGGGATCGAGCCCACAGTCACCGAGGTGATGTTGTTGGCGTTGAGCGTCGCGGCCAGCGACATCTGCGCCTTGTTGAGCGCGCCTGCGCTTTCCGGGCCGACCAGAACCCGGTCACCGACCACCAGGCCGCCAACCGTGAAGGTGACGTTGTTGGGCGGGGTAATCTGGGTGTTGGTGAGGTCGAAGACCTTGTCGGCAGCAGCGAGGTCGTCGGCTCCGATCCCAAGGCCGTAGGCGCCGATGATCGCTGAGCCGGTCGAGACCCCGACGAACGGGGTCGAGATCGGGCGCTCGGTGACGGTGACGTTGACCAGGCAGGTCGCGGTCGAGGCGCCGGTGATGGTCTGGTTGTCGGTCGGGGCAACCCCGGTGAGCAACTGGATCCACATCTTGGTCGGCGCGGTCGGCGAATTGATCGCCAGCATCTGCCCGGTGCCGCCCGACCAGCTCACCGCTTCGAACGCGGCAAAGGTGCCGGTCGGGGTGTCGACGGTGATCTCGTGGGTAATCCCGCGGAACAGTTCGCCGTTAAGACCGTAAAGCGTCGAGGCCGAACCTTCGCGGGTCAGCCATTTCAGCCGTTCATAGAACTGGTTTTTGGTCCGACTGCCCAGCTCCCAGTTCGAATAGTAGAACTCGTTGGCGCCGTTGCCGCTCGCGTCGATCCCGACATAGCCTTGGGTATCGTTGACGATGTCGGTGTAGGTCGCAACCGTCCCCACCGCGGTCTGGTTGTTGAGATCGGTAGCCTGGGTCAGCGCCACCACGTTGACGCCGTCGACCGTGCCGTTGATCTTGAACTCGCCGAAGGTGAAGCCGAAGTTGCGACTGGTGAAGGTCAGTCGCTTTCCGTCGATGTCGGCGCCGCCGGTGCGAACCTTGAGCATGAAGCGGTGTGAGATGCCGTTGGCTGTATCGGGATTGAGCCCACCGCCCGAGTTCCACCAGTCGTCGGTCAGCACCGCGCCGTTCTGGATCACCTGGATATTGGTTGAGGCGCCGATCACGTTGATCCCGTGATAGACGGTGGCGCCGCCGGCCTGGATGATCGAGCCAGCGTAAATATGCTCGGCGGCAACATCGTCGATGTTGAAGCCGTTGATCAGGGTGATGATCTGGTCGGTAGCCCGGCTCGAAGGGTCGAGCACGGTGATGTCGAGTTCGTCGTTGCCGGTGAAACTGGCGTCGTCGGCCAGATCCTGCAGCCAGCGGTGAAGCTCGATCACGGTGGCATAGCTTGGCGAGCCAACCCCGTGATCGGTCCCGACATAGCGGACATTTCCGGTCGCGTTGTCGACGGACCAGTCAGCAGCAACAATGGGCATGGATCGTTTTTCCTACTGATCGACAACCTGGTTGACCACCAGCGCGTAGCCCGTGCTGGTCAGTGTCCCGGTCGTCTGGAAAGGTTTGTACTTGGTGGCTCCGGAAGCGTGCCGCACCCGGATCAGAAGGCTCTTGTTGGCGGTGAAGTTAACCGACTGGCTGAATGTCGTGGTCGCTTCGATCTGGTTGAACAGCACCACCGTGTCGGTGGTGTTTTCAATATAGACCCGGCTCCCGGCGACCAGCCCGGTGAGTTCGATCGTCACCGCGTTGTTGACCGTCGTGCTCGCCCCGGCGCCGTTGCGGATCGTCGGGGTTGCGCCGCCGCCGGTGATGTTGAGCGTCACCGCGCCGCCCGAATTGTTGTAGATCGCCTCGTTTCCGGTGCTGCCGTTGGTTCCGGCATAGCCCGTGAACTGGTTGCCTTCGAAGGTATAGGTGCCCGCCGCGCTGATCTCGATCGCGTGGCCGGTGCCGTCGCTGGTGAAGGCGCAGCGCTTGATTTTAGCCGGTGCCGCGGTCAACACCCCGACCGCGCCGCTTGGCCGGTTGAAGGTGCAGTCCTCGATCTCGGCGCTGTTGGCGGTGACCAGTCCGCAGCGCGCGAAGGTCATTTCCGTAAACGCGGTATTCAGGTCGCGCAGCACCACATCGCCAGCGCCGATCACCTGCAGGCCCGAGAAATCATAGGTTGCGCCCACCGCGCTCGATGCGTGAATCCGCCAGTGGTACGCGCTCGCGCTCGAAATCACCGAGTTGCGATGCTTGATCGTGTCGCTTGCCCCGGCGTAGTAGGTCAGCCCGGCGACGTTGTCGGTGCTGTTGTAGGTCACTTCGGCGGTGGCGGCGTTGTATTGCCGCGGAAACTCGAACGCGGTCGCGTCCAGATCGAGATAGACCGGGTTGGTCCCGCCGTCGCCGAACTGGATCGGCTGATAGCTGATTGCCTGGTTGGCGCCCTGCAGCAGCACCGAGCGGCGCTCCTTGCCCGTCGCTGCCGCCGCGACCAGCCCCGTAATCCCGACCGGCTCGGCGGCAATACCGCCGCAGATCGTCACCGTGTCGAGCACCCACAAGGCGGCGAAGTCCCAGATCGTCGTACTGATCCCGCTGCCACTCACCCACATGCCGAAGGCGAAGATGCTCGACGGCGAGAGCGTGCCGTTGGTCGACTTGGTATTTCCCGCCGCTTCGTTGATCACCACCGGCTGATGCCGCTGCGAACCGCGCTCAACCCCGTAAACCTGCCAGATCTTCCAGTTCGACGCCGCCGCGCTGCGCATCCCGAACCAGATTCCGCGCCCCGAGGCGACCGTGCTGAATCGCTGCAACTGCCCTTCGGTCGAGGGCCCGAGGTGGACCAGCACGTTCTTGCCGGTGACGTTCGGGCGGTTGGCCGTCGCCAGCACCAGTTCAACCCCGGCGAGATTCTGCGAACCGCTGATCGAGGTCACCCGCCCGCACGAGTGGAACGAGTTGATCCCCACGTCGGCCTGTGCCGCCACGGTGGCGTCGGCCGCGGTCAGTCCGCCCAGCGTGGTCGAAAACCCGGTGTCGGCGGTCGCGGCGAGGCCGGTGTCGCCGTTGTAAGCCGTGGTCCCGTTGATCGGGTTGACATAGACCGAGAGATCAGCGGCGCAGAACGGCGGAATCACCGTCGCTCCGCCCGATGGCGGCGCGATCTGCAGCACCCCGACCCGCCCGGCGCCGCTGGCGACATTTGAGCAGCCGACGTTCGAAGCGGTTGTCCCGGCGGTCGGCTTGAACCCCCAGCCGATGCCGATCGATTCGGCCACCCCGTCCGCGCCGATCAGCCCGAACACCGGGCCTTCGAGCAGGCTTGGCACCCCGACCGCCGAGTTGGCGAAGGCGTAGATCACCAGCGCGTTGGCGACGTTGGTGGTGATTGTCGGCATGTTGAACTTGGCCGCGGATGCCTGGTTGGCAAAACTGATAACCGGGGTCGAACCGAACGGGTTGGTGGTGTCGACATCGCGGATCGAGACGATCGCGCCGTTGAACGATTCGCTGACCGAAGCGGTGAAGGTGAACGACGCCGCCTCGCTCGCCCCGGCGATTTTCCACATCATCACGAGCTGCGCGGTGTTGGTCGAAGGCGATCCGGTTACGTGGGTCCAGCCGGTGCTGGTCCAGGTTGCCGTCCCGGTGTCGGCCATGAAGATCGCCAGCAGCAGGTCGTTCTGTGCATAGGCGGGAGTAGGAATGACCAGCGTGGTGCCGGTGGCAACGCTGGTCGCTGCCCACGATACGTCTCTGATCGCCGGCATTTCGCTTACCTCAAGGAACCGGCATGAACTTCATCCACACCTGATAAGGCTCAGCGGTGGCGTTGGGGACTTCGACGAAGATCGCCTGCTCGATCATCTGTCCGGCGGGCAACTGACCCTCGGCCTCGATGATCCCATCGATCTCGGCCCAGGCCTCGCGCTTGCACAGGTCGCGGAACCCCTCGACGCTGTAGGCTTCGAGGATCCGCATCGCGTCGAGCAGTTTGGTGTAGTCATCAGGGACGACCATCAGAAACACATCGGACATGGATTGCCTCCTAGACCTTGAGCACCGTGATCCCGGCCGCGATCATCTCGTCGTAGAGTGCGGTTAGCGCGAGCTGCACCGCAGGGGTCAGCGGCGGACTGACCTTGCCCGGAGCAACCACCCGGATTGTCACCCGCGACGGGGCCGGCGGGTTGTAGAAACTGGTGGCCGAGAGCAGGTAGGCGAGCTTCTGGCCCTTCCAGAACACGTCCGGCTCGGGCCGGTTGGCGTTAACGATGGTCAGCGAACCGACCGACGATGCGACTTGGCCTGGCATTCGCGCTGACTCCTTTCTCAGTTCTTGTTGAGCGCGTCTATGCGCTCGAATAGCGTCTTGCGCGGTGGCTGCGGCGCCGGCGCTCCGCTCACCGGAGCCTCGGGATCACCTCCTTCCGGTTCGCTCCGCACCGGCCTCGCCCAGACCGGACGGCGCGCTTCGTCATCCCAGACGATGTCTTTGCGATCGGGCTTCAAGAGCAACCGGCCCGCCTCGGCGTAGCCGTAGAGATCGAGGCTTTCGTTAGGCCCCGAGCGGGTCCACTTGCCGTCGAGCTTGGTCTCGCCGAAGAATTCGTCGATGTAACGGTCTTCGAGTTCGGCGCAGAAATGCACCTGGCCGGGCCCGTCGTCGTCGACCGCGAGCCGTTCGTAGGTCAGATCCTTGAGTTCGTCGGCGCCGAGGTTGTATTCGAGCGTCACCGGCTCGACCGGGCGCCCTTCCTCGTCCTTTTCAACCTTGCGCGGCGCTTCGGGGATCAGCGGCTTCTTGCCCGCGAACCCCTTGATCAGTTTGATCTTCGACCACTTGCCCCAGGCATAGCCCTGGCGCAGCGCGCGGCGCGCGAACTCGCGGGCCTTCCATGTGACGTTGCCGTCGCCGACATCGACGCAGGTTACCGCGACCGGCAGTTCCCAGCCCGACCGGCCCTCGATGGCAAAGCGTCGCTCGACCACTTCCGGCAGCAGCACGGTCCAGTCCTCGACCTGTCCCGAAAGGTGCAGGTCGCGCATCTCTCCGTCTTCGTGGCGGCGCTGGCGGATCGTGCGGCGATCGAGGATCCACGAGCGGCCCTCCAAATCCCAGCCAATCCAGATCACGTCGAACTTGCGCGCCCCGGTGTCGACCGCGGTGGTGATGAAGCAAACCGGGGCGGGGGCAATCCCTCGCTGAAAAGACGCCTCCCGCACCCGGGCCTTGAGGCCGCGCGCGTTCACCCCTCCGGTGGTCGCCGCGCCCTCGAAGATCTCGCCGAGCTGCTTGGAGAGAAATTCCTTGAGTTGGCTCGGATTGCGCGTGCGTTCGAAGGCGATCAGCGCCGCTTCGTAGTCGCGCGCCAGTTTGCCCAGAGTCACGGTCTTGAGCATCGTGCCGTGGACCCAGAACCCGTGGGTCTGGTGCGGCAGCATCTCGCCGACAATCCCTTCGAGCGCATCGAGCGCCTGACCGCGGTGCATCCACCCGGCCTGGGCGTTACGATTGTCTCTGAGCGCAGCGTCGACCATCGTTCGGCGCTGCTCGTCGCTCAGCGCAACCCCGCAGTGCGGGCAGGTCAGCGCGGCGCTGCGTTCGGCCAAGTCAAGCCTCTCGTCGTTGCTGGCCGCCTCGCTGCGGGTCCAGTGCAGCTTGAACTCGGGAACCTTGTCCCAGAACTTGGTCGCATAGGCGGCGGCGTAGCCCAGGCATTCTGGGCACTGCATCGCGTAGATGCCGCGGCTCGAATCCTCGAAGCAGGCCGCCACCCCGCTGGTCCACCCGAGGTCGGGGTGCGACATGATCGCGGCCTTGCGGCGGTTGCCGAGCTGCTTCTGGCGGCCGTCGATCTGGACCTTGGGGGTCGCGGCGTAGCGTTTCGAGTAGGCGTCAGTCTCGTCCGAGACCATGAACAGCGGTTCGCGGTTGCGGAAGGTCGAATCCTTGGCGCTCAGCCATTCGACCGGGTAGCCGCTGACCCGCTTGAATCCATCGGTGTCCTCGCCGCGCGCCCGGCTCACCCGGGCCTGCAGGTCTGGGTTGAGTTCGAACAGCGGCTTGACCACGTTGCGGCAGTAGTCGGTCACCGCCTCGTCGCTGTTAAGCACCCAGGCGGCGTGGCCCATCGGCCCGAACAGCATCATCTTGAACAGGTAGTTCTCGGCCACCGTGGTGCCGCCCGAGCGCGACGGTTTGACCATCACCACCAGGTTGCACCCCGGGTCGTCGAGGCTGTTCATCGGCCCGACGTTGTACGGCGTGCGCCAGCGGTCGTAGCGGACCACCGCGCCTGCTTCGGCACCGGGCAGCAGCCGGTGGTTCTCGGCGCATTCGAGCGTCGAAACCCGCTCGGGCAGGCGGAACAGCGCGAGCGCGTCTTCGACCAGTTCGACCGGATCGGCGAGGAAGTCGCCGCGCCCGAAGGCTTCGATTTCGCGGGTCAGACTACCCGGGCTGAGCAGCGCTTCCATTCAGCCCGCGCAGGCAGTCCTGGGCCGCGCGCTCCTGGGCGAGCAGCACCGAGCGCATGACATCTTCGAGCGTTCTCCTGGTCTCGGGCGGCAGTTGTCCGGTCGGGTCGGCCTGCTGGATGGCCTTGAGCCCGGCCTGTTGCATCGTGGTGAACACCTCGCGCAGCGCCGCCGCCACCCGGCTGCGTTCGGTCAGGTCGCCAGACTTGACCTTGGCTTCCTGCAAGCTGGTCGACAGCGCGAGCAACTTGCGCAGTTCGTCGAGGTCGATGTCGTCGGACATCGCATCGAGCGCCGGCCCGGCGATCTGCCGCAGCCGCCGCGCCCTGGCCCGGCCCGCATCGCGCTGCGCGGTGAAATGCCCGAGCAGGAACCGGATCGTCCTGACCGGGGCGAACGAGTATTCGATCCCGTTGCCGCCGCCCTCGAACGCCTCGCTCTCGGCGAAGCCGGCAATGTCGTTGCACCAGCCCCGCAGGGTCGGCCAACCCACCCCGATCAGGTCGGCCATCGGCTTGGCGCTGAGCCGCGATCCGCGCTTGAGCGCCTTGGCGCGCGTCGCCGCGGCCTCGAGTTGCCGGATCCGTGCTGCCGGACTGGCCGCCGGTCTAGCCATGCGAACCTGCTGATTTTACGCTGGTTTGTGAAATGCAAAACCCCGCTTGCGGCGGGGCTGTGTGATCTTGGGACACCAAGAACAGAGTGCCTAGATCGCGCATAATTTTTCCCAAGTCAACACCGTGATCAATCATCGTCGCGGATCCCGGTTTCGATCCCGTTCTCGTCGCAGAAATTGGCGAGCCGCTGTGCCTCGTCCCTGAACCTCGTTTCGGCCTTGTGCTTGGGCGCCCGCGACATGCGCCACGACCGGCTGACCGGAACATCGCCCAGCACTACTGCCTCGAAAAACCGCAGCGTGAACGCGGTCAGTTTGGCGCGCGCGGCCCGAAACTGGATCCGTGCTTCGGCTTCGAATTCGTGCAGAGCCATCGGTGCCTGACCGCCGCCGCCCGTGCCCCCACCGACATTCCCGGCCAGGCTTAGGTTGCTCGACTTGTAGCGACCCTCAAGCCCGGCCGCTTCGTGGCGAGCCCGATACCACCGGCACGCGGCGTACTGGGCATCGCTAAGCCTTCCCGCGGCGTGCATCCGCGCCACCACCGGGTTGCTGACCCGCCGCACCGTCTTGATCACCCGCACCGTGTCGTCGGGCTGTTTGGGGGTGAAGGTGCCGACCTCGCCCTTGGCCAGCCACTCCGGGGTCGGTTCAAGCACCGTGTCGGTGAGGTTGACGAACACCCCTTTGGCGACCTCCATCTCGGCCAGCCGGCGGTCGCGCTCCTTGCTCCGGTCGATCTGGTCACGCTTGATCAGCGCCTCGACCCGGGTGCGATCAGCGCGGGCAGCCGGGCTCTCGGCAACCAGGCCGTGACCGTGGGCGCGGAAGATCGGCCCGAGTTCGGCGGCGAGCCGGTCGTCCTGAGCCTTGTCGATCGCCAGCGCGATTTGGTCCGCGTTCGCCGCTTCGCGCTCTGCCGCCAACCTGGCCCGCTGCGCATCGATCCGCCGCTGCTGCTGGATTCGCTCAAGCACGGTTTTGGTTCTGGCCATCATTTACCCCTTGGTCCGTAGATCTTCGCCGCCACCGCCCGCACCAGTTCGCGGTCTTGCCAGTCGAGCCGCGCCAGGCTCTCGGGCAGCAGCACGATGATCCCCTGCTCGTGCCACTTGCGCGCCGCCAGTTTGCGCGCCCCGTCCGGATCGGGGTCGCGCATGTTGGCGGCGTAGGGGGTCAGGCTGGTTCGGTTACTCATGCCAGCCCCTGCCGCTGCCGGAATTCCTGCTCCTCACGGCGGCGCTGGCTGATCACGTCGCTGAGATCACGCGGCGCCTCGCCGGCCGCTGCGGGGGCAGCAAGCAGTTCCTGGTGCTTGCGACCAAGGCTCGACGAGGTGACGTGGAACCACCTGTCGCGCTTGGCCCGTCCGGCGGGCGAATCGAACCAGTCGTCGAGCGCTTGCAGTTCGGCGCGCAGATCACCGATGGCGTGGTAGGAAGTTCGCCAGCGGTCGAAGTCAGCCTGGTTGAGTTTGATCGTCCGCCCGGCGAAAACGTAGTCACCCTTCGGCTGATCTTCACCCGCCCGCGCGATAGAAGATGCGCCAGCATCTTCTATACTGTCCTCTGTCCTCTGTCCCTTAGGAGGCTCAAGGAGTCCTTTAGCGATCCCATTAGTATCCTTTAGGGACTCGCTGTTGGACTCCTTCGCGGCACCCCAGCGTTTCTCGTTACCCTTCCTTGAGCGATCCCTGAACGACTGCTTCTTGGCCCATGCCTCATTGGCTTTTTCACATACAACTGAATGATATAGCCTGCCATCACTGCACTCGACGAACCCGCGCAGCGCCATCGGCTTGACCCGTTTCCAGCGCGCGCCAGCTCCCGAAAGGAAGGCCAGAACGCGATCGTCGTTTGGCAAACTGCCTGCGGGGATCTGCAACCATGCTTTGCACCAAAGTGCAAAAGCACATTTGAATTCCTCGCCATTTGTGAGCGCGAAGAGGTCGCTGTCGAGCACCCGCGCGGCGTCCAGAGGCATGAACGCGAAGTCCCTCAGATCGCAATCCGGGTCGGTCAGCGGGGCCGGGAGATGGTCGGTTTTGGCACTCATTCTACTCACCTCACTGCCTGATACATGCCGTGGAATTCTCCGATCCCGGTGCCGGTGCGGCCGTTGCGCCGCTTCGCTGCGATGAACTCGATCCGCCCCTTGACCTGCTCGATATTGGCTTCCCATTCGGGGAATTTCGGACTGTGCTCGGCGGGGCGATTGTTCTCGAGGTAGTATTCCTCGCGGAGCAGGAAGATCACCGAATCGGCGTCCTGCTCGATCGATCCGGAGTCGCGCAGGTCGGCGAGGATCGGGCGCTTGTCGGGGCGTTTCTCGACCTCGCGGCTGAGCTGGCACAGCGCCATCACCCCGACCTCGTGCTCCTTGGCGATCCGCTTGAGCCCGTTCGAAACCTCGGTCACGTCCTCGTACTTCGAGAGCCCCTTGGTCCCCGAGCGCATTAGTTGCAGGTAGTCGATCACCACCAGTTCGAGTTTCTGCCCACGCGCCGCGAACCGGCGTTTCCAGCGCTTGACCAGGGTGTTGAGCCGTCCGAGGCTGAGTTGGCCGGTGTCTATAATCTGGAACGGCATTGCGTGCATCCGGCTCCCGGCCTCGATTACCCGGCGCATCTGCCAGTCCTCGAGCCGGCCTTCGTTGATCGCGCCGTAGGGCACCGAATTGTCGCCGTGGGTGAAGCACAGGTCGGCGGCCATGCGCCCCGCGATCTGCTCGCTCGACATCTCGAGGCTGACGAACAGCACCCCATGCCCAGCCTTGGCCGCGCCGAGCGCGTAGCTGATCGCCACGGCGGTCTTTCCCATACCTGGTCTCGCGGCAAGGATCACCAGATCCTGCGGCCTGATCTTGCCCGCAACCCGGTCGAACTCGGGAATCGAGACGCAGCTAACCCCGTGCTGGGGCTGGTCGAAACTGCGAATAAGGCTGTCGATCGCCTCAGCTCCGCTGGGCTGGTGGATCGTTTCGCCCGCGTCGATATCGATCGCCTTCTCGGCGTGGCCGACCACCTCGCCGATCAGGTCGTTGATGTCGGGATAGTCGTTGACGCTGCCGCAAGCTCCCGCGGCGGTGAGCAGCCCGGCCTGGACCCGGCGCAGCGTCGCCATCTGTCGGATCTGCTCGGTGAAGGTGCCAAACGCGATCAGCGCGGTCATGTCGCCGGACAGCCGCGCCAGGTAGCTCGCGCCACCCAGCGCCTTGATTGCTTCGTCATCCTCGAACTGGTGGCGCAGCGTGACCGGCGAGGCGACCTTGCCGCGCGCAACCTCACCCATGATCGCCTCGAAAATCCGGCCGTGCACCGGCTCGAAGAAATCCTCGCCGCGCAGCACGTCGCTGGCCTGCTCGGCGCAGCCGTTGTCGCACAGCATCGCACCCAGGACCGCGGCCTCGGCTTCGATATTGTGGACCAGTTTGAACGGGGAGGTCTCAGCCTCGGTTACGCTCACGTCTTCTCCCCCAGATCGAGCGCAAATCGCTCGTAAGCGTCCTGGCGCATCATGGTCCAGAACGGGTTGTTGCGCAGAGACTGGTTTCGCACTTCCATGAGTAGCAGCATATGATGCACCTCCCATGCCTGCTCAGCTCTGGTTTGCGGTGTTCTGGCCGACTGTTTCATGGCATCCCCCTCCAAGTCCGGCACCCAAAGTTGGCATGGAGATCACCGCGCACCCCGCACAGCGCGCAGGGATCGCGCGGCACGAACAACGACGCGCTCTCGACAATCACCCGCTCGCTGCGCCGGAACCGGGGAATCTCGGCGGCATCACGCGACGAACTCGGCCAGGCCAGTTTGCGCCGCTCGGCGGATTCGGCGCTCTCGGCGAAGACCTCGGCGCGCAGCCGCTCGACGCGCTCCATCGAGCGGCGCTCGATCGCCGAGAGGTCGGGGGTGTGTGAGGTGCGGCGGCTCATGCTGCCTCCCCCGGACACCATGTTCCGCATTCGGCATCAAACTCGAGCGCGCGCCAATCGATCGGGATCAGTAGCGGGCTCGCCGCCACATCACGTTTGATGTCCGCGTAGGACCAATCCGCATCGAACCGCGCCCCGGACTCTTTGGAGGCGAGAGCGGTCGCTCTCGCCTCCATGGCGATCCAATCCTCGAAGGCTTCCGGTTCCTTCCGTTGGAGATGCGAAAGAACCTGATAACCCTTCAAGAAGCAATTGTCGCAGTTGCCTTCGTATGGATAGAGACCAAGATCAAAGCCTTGCGGAAGTTCGTGGGTCAGCGATTTCGGATCAGTGTTGTCACCCAACCAGAACTTCCACACGTCGTTCGCCGTGGTGGCGCCGGAAAAGGATGCCAGCGGCATCACCGATTTCCAGCATTCCTTGTTCTTCTCGTTGCGCTCAATCTGCTTGAAAACCCGGTGCATCTCATCACGGCGCAGGCCCACCACGTTGGTCCACGTTCGGTAGCCTTGCGCTTGCATAAACCACTTCATCACCTCGATCTTGAGTTCTGAAGTGCAGAATCGGGATACCGCGTTCGGTAGATACTTCTTGCGCTCGATCAGCGCCTTGAACGGCTCTCCTGCGCGCGACAGTGAATTGTGCCCAACCTCATCGTAGCGGTCTTCCGGCGGCACACCTCGGCCTTGTTGGCCAAGTGGCCTCGATCGCCATTCGAGCAACCTCACCCGCACATTCCACCGCGTTGCGCACTCCTGGACAAAACGCAGGGTTTCCTCGCGCTCCTTACCAGTGTTGGCGAAGGTCACATGGACATCGTCGGGCAGCGTTCCGCCGTGCGCCTGGAGGATGCGCCAGAGCATGTAGGCACTGGTCCGCCCACCAGAGAACGATATGAGTGCCGGGCCGGTGATGAGGAAGGGATCGCTCATCCGAACCGCCTCTCGCGCAGGTCGACAATCGCCTTGCGCTGGCTCTCGGCGGTGCGGATCAGGTCTCGGATCGCGTGCTTGCCCTCAAGGTCGCCCGCATCCTCCATCCGGTACATCGCCCGGCGTGCGGCGCGGATGCGCTGGGCGAGGCGGTCGTTGCGGGTGACGCTCATCCCAGCACCCGCGCGATGGCGTAGCCCACCGCCAGCCCAATGCCGGCGAACACGCCGAGGCAGCCGAGCGTGACGCAGCCCAACCCGGCCAGCAGGCGGTCGGCGTCTTGGTAGGTGGGGCGGTTCATGCCGGCACCTCCAGTGGGGCGCGGAGGACTTCGCTTGCCAGCCATGGCGGCTGCACACCGCTGATCAGCAAGCCGTAGGTCAGTATCCCGATCGCGTCTGCTTCATCGTCTTTGCGCGGGGTCATTCCCAGTTGACGGCAGCGCTCCATGGTCAGTGCCTTGAGGTCGGACCTCGCGCTGGCCCTGGCATCGCCCGCTTTCTTCGCCCGCCGCGCTCGCGCCTTGGCTTCGGCATTCTCGACCCGACCGATGAAATCGCCGCGCCAGCTCGAAACATTGAACTCCTGAATCCGCCGCACTCCCATCGCGTGAGCGAAACTCTCGGCGTGCGCGGCAAGTCCCGAGGCGATCCGCAGGGTGTTGATCGTGGTGCCGCCCTGCAACTGCGCCGGGCTGATCGGTTCTTCGACGAACAGAAACTCGATCGGGCAGATAACGCGGTGGAGGTCGGACATATTCTGATGGAGTTTGGTGAACACGCCGCCGCGCGAGGTATATTCGCTGCCGAGTACCCAATGGCCATAGCGCGGCAATTCCCAGCCTGGACGCCATGCGGCCCAGCCGGTCGAAGATTTACTGAGATCGAGCGCAACGTAACCCAAAACTTCCCCCATCCTACCGCCATCCTCGGCCCGGCCACATCTGCGACCGGGCTCCGGGGGCGGCAGGGTCAGGCGGCGGGGGAACGGCCCTCCTGCTGCGCCAATTCGTCCTCGCTGGACTCTTCGAACTCGGCGGCGTCGGCGAGGTCGGTTTCGGTGCCATCGCTGGGCACGGTCACCAGACCTGAAACCGATGCAGGCCGGGCGTAGCTGTCCTCACCGCCCTTCATCATGTCGATCAGGTCGCTCGGGACAATCGCGATGTTGAACTGCTTGAGCAGTTCGCCGAGGCAGCGCAGGAAATCATCACGCTTGGCTTCTTCCATTTCTGCGAGCTTGAACGCGAGCTTGGCGGCCTGGGGTTGGATATTGGCGTCGCGCTTGATCGCCTTGTAGCCGGTCGCGGCTTCCTGCATGTACTCGCGGGCCTTGGTCACCGCGGGCTTGATGTCGCCCATGTAGAGCTTCTTCGCGAGTGCGGGATCCTTGACCTTGACCTCGCCGCTGTCGCCATCATCCTTGGGTTTGCGTGCCATTCTTGCCATGTCCTTTGTCCTTCGCTGGGTTGAAAAGTGTGCGCGGGGTGGGATTAAGCCGCTCGTTGCCCCGTGGAGCGGGTGGGGAGAACTCACCCCGAGTCAGGCCGGCTCGTCCGGATGGTCACCGCCCGATCCCCCCTCTTACGCCGCCGCGCCGGCGCCTGATTGCTGCTTGCGGGTTCGTGCCGCCTTGACCCCGGCGACCACCGCCTCGCGGCTGCGCATCGGGGTGGTGCGCAAGGCCTCGATCGTCTTGGCGGCGCGCATCGGCCGCTCGAGATCGTCCTGCTGCCGGCGTAACCTCGCGCGCACCGCGCTTACCGCCGTGCCCTTGGCAGCAGCGGCGCGGCGCTGCTGCGCACGCTTCGCATCCGCTTCCTCGTGGCAGGCGATCACCTGTTCCTGGCACCAGACCTTGACATGCAGGTCGTCGGCGCGCCCTCGCCAGTAGCGTAACTGCCGTCTGGCGGTGACGCGCTCGGTTGCGAGCCTTGACCCCAGCCAGACGGTCAAGACCCCGAAGGCAACGGTGGTGATCAGAAAAGGATCAATCAGCATAAAACCTCCCTGTTTGCGGTCACGCGCCCCGCTCGGGGCGAAGATGGTTAACGGTCTTGGACGTGCCAATTTGCGACGGTGACGCCGAAGCCATTGCTCAGCGCTCCCGCCGTGAGAGAATCGCGCGATGCAGGGAATGACCCCCAAGGCTCCCGGCCTGCATTGCGCAGGTCCGGGAGCGGACGACCCGACGGGGCACGCGCCACGTTCGGCTCTGGGGGGTCATGCGGCATCAGCCGTAGGGGCGGAATATCGCGCGATCCAATCGCGGACAGATTCCGCAGTCGACATTTTGGGATCGCGACCCTTGCGCAGATCGTGGACGAACCGAGGATCCTTCGCCACCTCCTTGCCGAAGGCGGTGGCACTCATCCCGGTGGACCGGAGGAAGGCTTCGATTTCGTCGAGTAATGCCATAATGGACGCATCCTATATGTTGGACGCATCCTATCGTCAAGCCGTCTCGGTCCAATATTCCCGATGAGCGGGCTGGCGTGTCATACCGCCTGGATGGCAGACGGGTTCGACATGGCGGTTTTGCGGCGCAATCTTGCGGCTTTGATGAAGCGTGAAGGGGTCAAGCCGACCAGCCTGTCGCTGCGGGTTGGCAAGAGCCCGACGCTGGTCAAGGACTTGCTCGAGAAGACCTCGGACACCAAGTTGAGCACGATTTTCAAGCTCGCCGAAGCTCTCCATGTCCAGGCCGGCGAACTGCTTGGCGACGGGCTCGAACCTGCCAATGCCGGACCGACGCTGTTTCTCAAGGGTGAGGTTGCGGCCGGAATGTGGATCGACGCCTTCGAATGGCCGCACGACGACTGGCAGGCGATGACCGGCCGCCCCGATGTCGGGATCGATCCGCTGCACCGCTTCTTTCTCAGGGTCTGCGGCGATAGCATGGATCTGGTCTATCCGCATGGAACCTATATCGAATGCGCCAGCGTGTTCGGGCGGGTCGAGGCCCGGCCGGGCAGCAAGGTTGTGGTCCTGCGTCGCCGCGCCGACCAGCGCGTCGAGGCCACGGTCAAGGAGATGGTCGAGATTGACGGCGCGGTCTGGTTCGTGCCGCGCTCAAGCAACCCCGTTCATCAGTCGTTCCGAGCCGACCTGCCTGGCGAGGGAATCGAGGAGACGCGCATTGCCGCAGTGGTCATTTCGTCGGTTCGCCCTGAGTAGCGCGCTGCTGCTCGGCGGCTGCAACTTCGCGGCGAACTCCGCCGAGCGTGAGTTTCGGAATATCCAGGATGCGGACGGGTCGTATTCCCAGCTCTGCGCTGCGGCCAGCCGCGCCGCCGATGAATGGGCCAAGGCCGGCGACGCCGCCAAGACCAAAGAGTGGAGCGGCTACGCTACCGTGAACTGCTATCTGGCCGAATCACGAATGTAGGATCAATCCAATTTTCCTCTTGACCGTGTAGGATCGGTCCAATATTGACCGTGTCCATGAACGACACGGCCCCCACTCCCCACATACTCCAAAGCCTCTCCGGCATGGCGCTGGTTCCCCGGATCGCGCCAGTCGATGGCTGGACCCTGCTGAGCACCACCACCTACGACAGCGACGGCTTTCCCTACGAGGATTTCTTCGCCGCGCGGCAGGGCGAGTTGCGCGTGCTGCAAACCTGCCGGTTCCGGTTCTCGCCCTCGCAGGAGCGCTTTGCTTGGCTGGTCCGCAACGGCTTCCCGCAGCGCCCGGGCAAGATCCTCGCGCCGTGGGACGATAGCGACATCGAGGCTGCCATGGCGGCTGAGAGGCTGGCAGCGTGAGCGGCCTACAGATCACCGCCTGGCTGCTGTTCGTGGCGCTCGCCTTCGCGGCCGGCCTCGCTGCGGGTTGGTACGCCAGCAAGGATTCCGGCAAGTGACCCGCTTTGCCGCCGTGTCCATCGCGCTCGCCTTCGCCGCGCTGATGCTGGTCACCGACCGCGCCATCGCGGGCTGGCAGACCTGCCGCATCGCGCCTGCGCCGCAGTGCCCCGCCGAGGTGGCGCCATGACCGACATCAACACCCACGATTTCATTATGCCGTCCGGGCGCCACAAGGGCGAGCGGATTACCCGGATGCCCGTCTCCTACCTCAAGTGGATGGTGAACGGCGGACACGCCTTGGCTGACCATGCGAAGGCCGAGCTAGACCGGCGCGGAACGGTGACGCCCGATCTCGACATCAGCGGCCACGCTATCGACAGCGCATCGCTGCGGATCAGGAAAATCTGGCACGAAACGCGCGGCGACGATGAAGGGCTGCACGCCTGGCTCGTCCGCATGGCTTCGGAAGCCTTGGTGAAGGGCGAGCAGCGCGGTGACAAGATCGCCCATGCGGGTGTCCTTTGGGCCTTCGAGACTGACGGCTGTTGGCCCGTTCTCAAGACGGTGATGCGCGACAAGCGGGGGGTAGGGGAATGACCGGCGCGTTCCGCAAGGCCCCAGGCCACCGCAGCTACAGCGGCCCGGCCAGCGCGCGGGTCACCATTGACCACGGCCTGATCGAGCGCGTCCGCGTCGAACGTGCGCGCCGGGCGCTCTATGCGGACTGCGAGCGGGCGCCGGTTGGTTGGGAAGGGCGGTGATGCGCATCCTGCTCGGCTATACCTGCTGCCCGCACACCCGTGCTGCGTTCGAAGCAACCGGGCATGAGGTCTGGACCTGCGACCTGCTACCCGCCCGCGACGGATCGCCGCGGCATCTGCAATGCGACATCTGGCAGGTCGCCAACGACAACTGGGGTGCCGGCCTGTTCCATCCGATGTGCACCTTCCTGACGATTTCGGCGGCGTGGGCCTTCGCTGATCCCGATTTCGACCGCTATCCCGGTGTCGGCTACCACCAGAAGGTCCAGCCTGGCACGCTCGTCGGCGAAGCGAGGCGCGAAGCGAGGCGCGAAGCGAGGCGCGAAGCGCTCGATAATTTCGACCGGATTCTCAAGCTTCCTTACCCCAAAGCGGTGGAAAACCCGGCTCCATCCTTTGTCAGCAAGGTGATCCGGCCGCCGGACCAGACCATCCACCCGCACCAGTTCGGCGACGACGCCAGCAAGCGCACAGGGCTCTGGCTCGATCGCCTGCCCAAGTTGCGGCCAACGGCGTTCGCTGCGCCGCGCCCCCGAAGCGCCCAGCTTACCGATCTGCTCGGCGATCCGGTGGTCAAGCGGTGGAGCAACCAGACCGACGCCGGCCAGAACCGGCTCTCGCCCAGCGATGAACGCTGGTTGCTGCGCAGCGAGACCTTCCCCGGCATCGCCGCGGCCATGGGTGCGCAGTGGGGTGCATACCTCATCCGGGAGGCCGCATGATCCCCCAGGACGTATCCCAGCCCGTCGCCGGCTTCTTCCGCCACCGTCTCGCGCGCGGCACCGTGGTCTGCGGCGTCGAAATCCGCTTCGGCGCCCCGCTCGATCCGGTCACCGGCGAGGAACTGGACCGCACGCCGCGCTGGATGGCCTTCGTCGACGGTGAATACTTCGACGACTGGAACCGCATCTGGCCCGCCTGCACCGGCTCCCCGATCACCGAGGCTGAATACCGCGCGCTGATCGCCCGCCGCGAATGGGCCCGCCAGCACGCGCCCGAGAGCGCTTACGCCGAGGTCGGGCGGCGGGTCGATCCGCTCAGTCGCGCCACGCCGTTGCAGTTTTGAGAGGAGACGATTCGATGGCAAGCCAACCCGTATTTCCCGATGTCCAGCCCTGGCCCGAGCAGTCCGCCGCGCCAGCCCCCAAAGGGCACAATCGCCCGCCGCTTGAGGAAACCATTCCGGCCGAGTTCCGCGAAACCTTGCTCGCCGAGCGCCCCGACTTCCTGCAGAAGCTCGACGACCTGCTCGGCGCCGAGGATGCCCAGGGCGCGGTCCACCGCGCGTTCTGCAGCGACGACGAAAGCCTCGCGAAGTGCGGCAGCCTCGTCAACACGCTGCGCGCCTGCGAGAAGCACGTCGAGGCGGTCCACACCGCGGTCAAGGCCCCGTACCTGCTTGGCGGCCGGCTCTGCGATGGCCAGAAGAACGCGCTGGTCCAGCGGATCATCACCGGACGCCAGATCGTCGAGGGGCTGCAACAGTCCTACGCCAGAGAGCGCCAGCGTATCGCCAACGAGGAACGCGCCAAGGCCGAGGCCGAGCGCCAGCGGATCGAGGCCGAGCGCCGCCGTCTCGAAGAATTGGCGCGCGAGAACAACATCGAGCCCGCCGCGCTGCCGCCGCTGCCGGAGCCCGAACCCGAGCCGGTCAAAGCTGCGCCGATCCGCTCCGATGATGGCGCCACGGTTTCGACCAGCGTGATCTTGGTCCCGATTGTGGTCGACTACGCCAAGGCGTTCAAATCCGTTCGCCACGACGCCAAGGTCAAGGAAGCGATCGACGCCGCCACCGCCCGGCTCGCCAAGGCGACCAAGGCCACCGAACTGCCCGGCGTCGAGTTCCGGGAGGAAATCAAGGTCAACAACCGCTGAGGAGAGAGGCGATGCAATACGTAGCCTGCAAGTTCCGCGCGAGCGACGCCCGGACCTATACCTATCACAACGACGGCGAGCCGGTCGCGCCGGGCGATTTTGTCAAGGTCGCCGATGCCCGCAGCGATGGCTGGAAGCGCGTCGAAGTGGTCAGTGTAAGCGATGCCGCCCCGTCGTTCCCGACCAAGCCGATCCTCGGAAAAATCACCGGCGAGGATACCGACAGCGCGATTCTCGACAAGGCGCTCGGGTCCGACGTGACCTTTCCCTGACCCCACCTGAAACGGAGACCATCAACATGAACGCCCCCAGCAACCTTCCTGCCGAGCGCAAGGAAACCCCACCGCTCGTCAAGCTCGCGACCCAGCTCGAACAGCGCGCCGACGAGTTCAAGAAGGCGCTTCCCAGCCACATCAGCCCGGAAAAGCTGCAGCGCACCATCGTGACCGCCGCGCAGAGCAACCCCGAACTGCTCGCCGCCGATCGCCAGTCGCTGATCGTCTCGGCAATGAAGGCGGCACAGGACGGCCTGCTCCCCGATGGCCGCGAGGCGGCGCTGGTGATCTTCTCGACCTCCTCGAAAGACGCCCAGGGCAACTGGCAGCGCAAGCAACTCGTGCAATACATGCCGATGGTTTACGGGCTGCGGAAGAAGATCGTCCAGTCTGGCGAGATCGTCAGCCTGCAGACCGGGCTGGTTTACCGCGCCGAGGTCGAGGCCGGCGCATTCATCTATGAGGTCGGGATGGAGCCGCCGATCCGGCATCGCCCGATGCTCGATCTGCCCGATGAAGCGCTGACCGACGACCAGATCGTTGCGGCCTATTCTCTGGCCCGAATGAAGGACGGCTCGGTGTCTGCCGAGGTTATGCGCCGCGGCGAGATCAACAAGGTTCGTGAGGCCAGCCAGACCGGCGCCACCCGCGACCGCAAGGGCCAGGCGCGGGTCTCCAAGGGGCCGTGGGCCGACTGGTTCGGCGAGATGGCCCGCAAGACCGTGATGCGCCGCCACAGCAAGACCCTGCCGATGAGCGGTGACGTGATCGTCGATGTCGAGGGCCGCGAATTCGAAGCCGCCGCAAGCGCCGCGCACCTGCTCGATGCGGTAGATGGTGCCAAGCCGGTCGCGCTGCCCAACCCCGAAGACATCGAAGGACAGCACGATCCTGAGACCGGCGAAGTCCAACCTCAGACCCTCGCCGAAGAGTTGAACGACGAAATCCCCACGAACTTCGACCAGCAGACCGGCGAGATCATCGACGAACCCGCGCGCGATGCCGCCACCGGCATGACCGAGGTGAGCGAGGAACAGGCCCGCGCGCTCGACGCCGGGAGGGACATCTACGACGGCAAGCCGATCGATGGCAATGACGGGACCTTGGCCGAGGACAACCCCGCCGCCGCCGAAGGGCCAGCCGATGAACAGCGCGGTGAGGCGCAGGTCGAAGATGAAAAGCCCGCATGGTGGGGCAAGGTCCAGTGGATCCGCAGCGCCGTCGCCCAGGCCAAGAACAAGCAGCACCTCAAGTCGGCCGACGACGAGTTCGCCAAGATTCGCGCCGGGCTGCCCGATGAGGTGATCGAGGAACTGGACGGGCTGGTTGCTGCCAAGCGCCGCGAGCTGAGCAAGCAGGCGGAGGGTTGAGGCGGCATGAGCACGATCCATGATCTCCCGCCGATCGAGGCCCCGGCCGACGTGATGCAGATGGCGCGCGAGAACTGCGCCGAACGGCTGCGCGAGCGGGGGCACGAGCGCGAGGCCGCGGCGTTCGAGCGTTGCGAGCGGAATTGGGCGTGGATGATGCGCCATGAGGTTGCCAAGCTCTTGGGCGAGGGGATGGTCGGCAATGTCTGATCCCACCAAAATCAACAAGCTCGACGGCTACATGACCACCAACTGCGCGCTCGAAGCGATCGGCCCGATGGCGATCCAGACCCCGCGCGGCCTGGTCGATTGCGACGAAGTCCCCGGGCTCTCCTCCTTGATCATCACCAAGGGCGTCGGCAACGATCCGGTCAGCGTCGCGCTGCTCACCTACTGCCCGGTCAAGGGCCAAGGCCAGATCGTCCAGATCGATGCCGATTCCGCGCGCAACTTCGGCGCCTCGCTGATCAGGTTGGCGGCGATGCTGGATGGCGGGGTGGTGCAGTGACGTGGCTTACCAACCCAACCCCGGCCACCTCCCGCCGCAGTGCGAGATCCGCGACCAGTTCGGCGAGGTCACTGGCTGGCGCAACGTCCATGTTCGCCTGTTCGGCGGGCATGACACCGCCAAGCTCGGGCTCGCGCCGTGGCCTGCGTTTGGTGGTCGGCCGCCGACCCAGTGGTGGGTCAGCAAGGTGCCACATGCGTTTGAGATCGAGGAATGGGAATTAGCATGACCTGCGATGTCGTCACCATGCCCGATGGCGGCCGTGCAATCGTCTGCTCGTCTCGCCGCCGCCAGCGCTGCAAGTGCGGAAACGCGGCGACGCTGCTCTGCGACTGGAAGGTTGCTGGCAAGAAAACCGGCACCTGCGACGCGCCGCTTTGCCCGCGCTGCACGACCTCGCCGGTGGCGGACAAGGATCTGTGCGGCGCCCACGCTGCGGCGTTTGGGGAGTGGAAGGCCGGGAGGGCGGCGACATGACCGCGCGCACCGATGCCGCCGACTGGTATGGCGACGACACCGACTTAGACCAGTTCGGTCACCCCTGCGACTGCACCTGCGATGATTGCACGCTCGACTGGATCGACTGTGCGATGGGGCCGGGCGGCCAATGCGGCAAGGCGGGCAGCGAGGAATGCGACTGGGATTGTCCGGTGATGCGCGAAATCCACGAGAAACGCTTTGCCAAGCGTAAGCAGGACAAGCCGGGGCCGCTCCTATGACCTGGCCCTTCGGCTCCCTCAAGATGTTCGGGTACAGCGCGATCCTCGCCGATCCGCCGTGGTACTTCCGCAATTTCAGCGCCAAGGGCGAGATCAAGAATCCGGTCGCGCACTACGCCTGCATGTCCACCGCCGACATCGCCGCACTGCCGGTAAGCCAGCTTGCCGCGCCGGATTGTGCGCTGCTGATGTGGGCCACCGCGCCGATGCTGCCCGATGCGATCGACCTGATGCGCGCGTGGGGCTTCACCTTCAAGTCCGCCGGCGCATGGGCCAAGCAGTCGAGCACCGGCAATGCCTGGGCGTTCGGCACCGGCTATTGCTTCCGCTCGGCCGCCGAATTCTTCCTGCTCGGCACACTCGGCAAGCCCAAGGTCCGGTCGCGGTCGGTGCGCAACCTGATCGTCGCTCCGGTGCGCGAGCACAGCCGCAAGCCGGAAGACCAATACGCGATGGTCGAGCAACTGTTTGCAGGGCCCTATGCCGAGGTCTTTTCGCGCGCAAATCGCGCTGGTTGGGACAGTTTCGGCGATGAAACGGGGAAATTCGCATGACCCGCTGGCCCGCCCTTATGAAGCGCAAGACCGCGGCGGAATACCTCGACACCAGCGAGGCGGCATTCGAGCGCGAGGTGAGCGCTGGGCGGCTCCCGGCACCGATCATGCTGGGCAAGCGCGAACACTGGTGCAAGGATGCGCTCGACGCCGCGATTGCGATTCTGAGCGGCGACACCCCCGAGCCGTCCTATCGCAACAAACTGAGAGAGCGTTATGAGAAAGCCGCCTGATCTCAAGCACGTCAAATACGTGCGCCGGGGCGTCCGCTGGTACGCCTATTTCAACACCGGCCAAAAGGCTGGCGGCAAGGCAATCTACGCCCCGATGCCCCAGCCCGGCACGGTCGGCTTCCACGATAGCTATGCCGCGCTGCTCGCCGGCCGTACCAAGCGCCAGGTCGAAGCGCAGGCGACGGTCGCTGATCTGGTCGAGGAATACCGCCGCTCGAGCGATCTGGCGGACAAGGCCGACAACACCCAGCGGCTCTATCGCTCGCAGCTCCGGCGGATTGTCGAGTTCTGGGGCGAGTTTCCGGCCGACGATCTGCACCCCGCCGACGTGCGCCTCGTGCTCGACAACGAGAACTGGAACGCAGGCACCCGCAACGCAGTGACGGCCGTTCTCGCAGTGCTCTATCGCTGGGCCCGGCGCCGCGGCAAGACCAAACTAGAGCCGACGAAGGACATCGAGCGCGCCAAGGGCGGCGAGCATGATCCCTGGCCCGAAGACGTGCTCCAAGCCGCCTTGGCCAGCGAGCGCGCCACGGTGCGCCTCGCCGTGCACCTGCTCTACTTCACCGGGCTGCGGATCGGCGATGCCTGCGCGCTGCGCTGGGGCGATGTCCGGGGCAGCGTGATCCGGATCACGCCGCAAAAGACCCGGCGCTTCCGCAAGACCCTGGCGATCCCGGTCCACCGCGATCTGCGCGCCGAACTCGATCGCACCACCCCGACCGGAATCACCATTCTGAGCGGAACCGACCAGCGCCGGCTGCGGCTTGAATTGCAAGCCTTCACCCGCGCCCGGGGCGTTGAGACCGTCCCGCATGGGCTGCGCAAGAACGCGGTGATCGCCCTGCTCGAAGAGGGCTGCACCGTGCCCGAGGTTTCGGCGATCACCGGGCAGACGTTCCAGGTGGTCGAACACTACGCCGCCAAGGTCAACAACGACCGGCTCGGGCAGGCGGCGATGCTCAAATTCGAGGCGAGGAGCAGGGCGGAATGAATCGCGAACGGGAAACAGTGGGGAAAACGCACTTCCCGACCCCACGATTTCCGCGCCTCTCGGGGCCGATGGAGATTACAATCTTAAAATTCGCGTCGTGGGGATTCAGACACTTAGCGAATTTGACCGGCAAAACGGTTCGCAATGGGCTCAATGGCATAGCGATCACCGAGAAAACGGGCCGCCGTCCTGGCGGCACCATCCCCGGCCCTGCGCAGATAGCGCTTGAGGCTGTGCTGAGGAGTGAGAAATGAGCGAATTTGCGAAAACAACTGCCGTCATGAAACATGCGCTGGAATGGATCAGCAAGCGCGGCGGTAGTTGTGCCATCGCCAAGACGGCTAACGGCGGGCGCATCTATCTCGCGCAAGACGAGACTGGCGACTTCATGCCTAGCACGATCAAGAAGCTCATCGAAGTTGGCAAGCTCGAAAAGCGGGATGGCAGGATATGGGTAAGATAATCCACCACGGCACCCCCATGACGCCGCGCGCAGCTTTGCTGGACGTATGCGCAGGCCGGGCAATGTGTGTCTCGTTCTACCGCCCCGATGACGTGGAGGTAGTGCAGGCGATCAGCCCTGCGGTGATGTTTCGACAACGGCGCGTTCTCGTTCTGGAAAGCTGCGCAGCGGGCCGGACAGGAATGGGCCGAGCATCGCGACTGGGCGCCGTATTACCAATGGCTGGAGCCGCGCCTATTTCACCCCGGACGCTGGGCAGTCATTCCCGATATGCCGGGCGCGCCTTCTCAGCTCAACGATGCGCTGCTGAACGAATGGCCGTTCGGGCAAAAGGGTGCGCCGCTATGGCACATGGACGGGCCTATCGAGCGGCTGCTGAAACTGTGCGAGCGTTTCGACCGGGTATGTCTTGGATGGACCGGCGCGGGCAAGGGGATCGACTGCCCCGACTATCACGCGCGGATGGAGGAGGTCGCCAAGGCCTTGGGCAACCGCTGGCCGGTGCTGCACATGATGCGCGGGGTTGCGGTGGCTTTCGATTACCCCTTCGACAGCGCGGACAGCACTTCGCTGGCTCAAAACGGGTGGCGCTATGACACAGTTTTCGACTTCGGAGACAGGTGGGCAGGCCGCAGGGCCTATGCTGACACCCTTGAGCGCGGAGGAGTTTCGCCAGGAATGTCTCGCAATCGTCGCGGCTCACGCCGGGCACGAAGCGCACATGAAGCTGGATTGGCTAGTGACCGAACTGCTGTCCAGTTTGGGCTATGGTGAGGGGATGGCCATCTTCCTCGCCCATGCGATGCCGTATCATTCCGAGGCTGTGCTGAAATGAGCGGGCTACCAGAAAACGTACTGCAATTCCGAGCCGAACGAATGACGGTAAAGGAACACCTGCAAATACGGGCCTACTACTTTGGCGAGTGCGGCGACGGGCAGGGGTTTTGGCCGTCAAGGCATCGGTGGGACCGCCACCCCGAGATCGCAGACGAACAGATATGCAGACATTGCGCTTTGACGCGCAGGGACACCCTTGAGGCATCCGAGGCTGTGCTGAGGAGTGAGACATGAGCGAGGGAATGCAGGCAGACTTTGTGGGGCAAGCCAACCGACCACAGTCCGACGTGCGGCCACCACCCAGCAACGCTTCCGTTGTGCCCGCATGGCCAGCGGTTCTACTGCTCAAAATGCCCTGACAAGCCCTTGCCCGATCAGCCGTGATAGGGTGATATCGTCGCGAGCCCCCACAGATCTCGATCGGCCGGCCATCGTTCGCCAGGCTGAGCAATTTCCAGTTTGCACCTGTCCAGAATGCAAGCGCCTCGATGCGGGATTTCCGCATCAGGGCGTTCAACTTGCGTTTTGGCGATATGCTATTCCAATAACGACTGTCACTTCTAACTAACGCTAATAGTATAGATTGGGTCAGAATGACAAAAAGCGGTCCTGCA